ACCCTTGGTCTCCTTGGTAACCTTGAAAACCTCGGTTGTAAGATTGGCCATCATTTCCTTGGAATCCTTGAAAACCTTGTCGTCCTTGGGCACCTTGAAACCCTTGGTCTCCTTGGTAACCTTGAAAACCTCGGTTGTAAGATTGGCCATCATTTCCTTGGAATCCTTGAGCACCTTGGCGTCCTTGAGCACCTTGAAACCCTTGGTCTCCTTGGTAACCTTGAAAACCTCGGTTGTAAGATTGGCCATCATTTCCTTGGAATCCCTGAAAACCTTGAAAACCTCGAACACCTTGAAAACCTTGTCGTCCTTGGTTTCCTTGAGGACCTGAAATGCCATCCATTAGGGTCCATCCGGAAATTGTTGTAGCCTGTGCAGGTGTTCCACTTAAGAAATATATTTTATGAGTAGAAGTTTCTACTAATAACGAATAATTTGTTTTAAGTTTATCAGGAATACCGGCAAATGCGGAGTTTAAGCTAGAATTATCAAAATTAGTCACAGATCGAATACCACCCCTAGAATCAGCGATATCGGTTATTGAATAACTCGGGTTAAAATGTTGAAGTATATCGTTTAATGTAACTGCCATTCAGTTTTTACTTTTTCTTTATGTTATTGTTATAGTTGTATTATACGCGGCGGACGCATTGGCAATATATACTCTATATATAGCCGATATTCCGGTAATGGTTGTAATTGTTAAATCAGTTCCTCTTTTTGTAAATGCATCGCTTTGATTAATACTAGAACCTGTAACATTTAGTGTTGATATGTTACCAGCAGTTGCTAGATATGCAAATACTACTCTCCAACCTGCTCCATATCCACCTGAAGTAGTGTCATTAACCGAGAACGCTTGAGAATTTGTACCAAATCTATAATTACCTAAACCTTGTATTTGTGCAGCTGAAATGGTATCTACGGTTCCTTGAGTTATTGGTGTAAGGGCAGGTCCAATGAATAAATAACCATAATAAAATACATTATCAAATGCTACAGTATGGGTTGCACTTGAAGTATCGTTTCCGGTAGCTCTAACAACTTGACTATTAACTACAATTAAACCAGTTTTTAGTTTTGAAAGACCTATTGTATAACTAGTTGTTGTTGTTAAATTAGATGCGGTTAGGGTAGTACTAGTCGCATTCGCAACAGGTGGAGTTGGACTAAAAGTATAACTTCCAGTGACTGCAGTCTGATAACCTTTACCGGTTGTAATAGTAGGAATTGTTGCAGCTCCACTATAATTTACCTTTGCGCCAGTAGGAATAGTAATGCTACTACTAGACCCTGATCCTGTCATTGTAGAACTTATTGTAGATCCGCTTATGTTAGTGGATGGAAATGGAGTAGTTCCATCGGTTTTATATATACTCCAAGTAGAAGCTATAGTTGGTTGAACTATTGTTGTTGCATCTAATTGTAGGCTTAACTGTGAACCTTCTAGTGTAAAATCATTGTTATATGATAGAGTTAAAGGATCTCCTGCTAATGTTCCATCGCCACTTAATGGAGCTGTTTTGTGTATTATAGTTACTCCGCTACCTCCCTGAAATCCTTGGTCTCCCTGAAAGCCTTGCGTACCTTGCGTACCTTGAAAACCTTGAGTACCTTGTACACCTTGAGTTCCTTGAAAACCTTGAAAACCGTCAACTCCTATAGTTCCATTAGTACCTTGGGATCCTTGAAAACCTTGTGTACCTTGTACACCTTGAGTTCCTTGAAAACCTTGAAAACCGTCAACTCCTATAGTTCCATTAGTACCTTGGGATCCTTGAAAACCTTGTGTACCCTGTACACCTTGAGTTCCTTGAAAACCTTGAAAACCGTCAACTCCTATAGTTCCATTAGTACCTTGGGCTCCTTGAAAACCTTGTACACCTTGAGTTCCTTGAAAACCTTGAAAACCGTCAACTCCTATAGTTCCATTAGTACCTTGGGCTCCTTGAGTTCCTTGAAACCCTTGAGGACCTTGCACACCTTGAAAACCTTGGTAACCTCGGTCTCCAATGTCTCCTGTTCTTTGGAACGTAATATATGTTAATTGATCAGGGGGTATAGTTCCAGCAACGGGGCTAGAAATAAATGCGATTGGAACATCGAAATGGTCTATATGCTCTACATGATTACCTACAATATTAAAAATCGCATAAAGTGATGGGTCAGTATATGATGTTAATTTAAAAGTACCTTTGATTTGAGAAGTTGAATCATCAATTGTCTGTAAGAATGATTGAACACTTATAAAGTTGTTATCTACATATGAAATGTACATTTCCGTACCATATTCATTAATCCTTACGTGACCGGGGTTTAAATTTACAGGATGTGTTGCGTCATTATCATAATAGAATTCGAACGTTGCGCCACCAAAATTTCCTGCTTCACCTTTTAATCCTTGGTATCCTTGGTCTCCTTGAGTACCTTGAAAACCCTGAGTACCTTGGTCTCCCTGAGTACCTTGAGTACCTTGAAAACCCTGAGTACCTTGAACTCCTTGAGTACCTTGAACTCCTTGGTCTCCTTGGTCTCCTTGAAAACCTTGAGTTCCCTGGTCTCCTTGAGTTCCCTGGTCTCCTTGGTAACCTCGAGGTCCTTGGTCTCCTTGGTAACCTTGAGGTCCTTGACGTCCTTGAGGTCCTCTGTCTCCGGTAGGTCCTATAGGTCCTTGAGTTCCAAATAGAGAACTTCCACCCGGTTGTGAAGTTCCTGGAGGAACCTCTACAACCTCTCCAAAAACTTGTCCGGATGAGATTTGATTAATATCGGTAGAGTTTACAATAGCATCTATAGTAAACATTCTATTTCCAGCAAAACGTTCAGTAGAATTTCTACTTCCTCCAAACCCTTTAGTAGAATTTTTATTTGCGCCAAACGGGTCTAATTCATCTGAACCTCCTTCATTACCTAAATGGAATGAAGGTATAAATGAATTAACTTCAATAGGAAAGGTTATTTTAAATCGGTCTTTGTCGTCATATGTGAATCCAACAGGTTTTTCAAGAGTATAATCGTCAGGTAAGGCATAATAAGATGCAATTCTATAATTACCCTCCTCTAAATGTCCAACTTCAACATTAAAATAGTTGGATTTGTACATTCTTTTGATTATTGCTTCAGTAATTTTAAAAGAATCAAGCGTTGAAGATACTAATATTTCAACATCAAAACTAATAGTTATTGGAATCATGTCAAATTCAGCAACATAGGATTCAATAATTCCTTCAGAGTTCATTTTAGTGTACTGACCTGTAGTTCTTTTATTGACTAGTTTTCCAGAATCAATAGCAAGTCCCGAAAAGTTTACAATTCCTCTTGGTATAGCGTCGTAGTTTGTATCGGCGTGTTCTTTGTCAGGTGTACAATTCGGTCCGGATGGTGTTGAAAATAAGAAATTGTCTCTAAGGAATTGGTCATCCCCTGTTATTGAGTAGTAAAATGGAACATCCACTACTACTCTTTCGTCATTGGTTATTTGTCGATGAAAATATAATTTATTATTCAAATCGGCTAAAAAACCTATAATGATGTGTCTAACTACACTATCATCAGAATTAAATTTTTGATTGTAACTTGCCATGGATTATATATCCTATTCTATTAGTTCAATATCAAACTTGGAGAATCCATTTTCTCTGTAGATTTGAATCTTTTTGTCAAAGATTTCATGAGGTAGTGGAGTATGATTAATCACAAAGCAATTGATTTTACTCTCCTTAATTACGCCACTCAAGATTTTTAGGATATTGTGGATTCCATCTTGATCGACAGAACTTAACAGCTCATCTAAGAATAGTAGATTTAATTGTGGGAATCTTAACTTTAAGATTTTAATAATTGCAATGATAATTATAAAATCTGCTTTCTTTCGTTCGCCTGTTGAAAGGGTCATTGGATTTATTTCCTCTCCTAAGTGATTGATAATACAATTGAATTTCTCATCAAACCTGAGATGGAAGTGAAGGTGCATTGTCTGGGTCATAGCTGCAATATTTGCATTCAATCCGGGTAATATAGTCTTGATTGCAAGATTTTTAACTCCATCCTCTCCAAGAACCTCTTCAACCATTTCTAAAAAATTATAGTCGATTGTTTTAGTATCTTTAAGATTTCCTTTCTCCAGCTCTTGTGCTTCAAAGTCAGAGATAATTTGTTCCATGTGAGAAAAATCAGTTGTACCTTTGATTGATGCTGCAATTGATAAAAGCTCTGTTTTAAAATTTGCAATGTTAATATTTAAGGAAGATACTTTGTCTCGGACTGCACTATCTTTATCTCTAAGATCGCTAATTTGGGTTTTAATAGTTGACACTTCTTGTGTAACTTCATGAAGTTGACTTGGAATATCTTTTAGTTCAGATTCAAGTTCATCTTTTCTAGAGTTATGGAATTCTCCGGTAAGCTCATGTTCGCAAGTTGGACATGAATTATTTTCATACAACTCTAATTTCTTTTTAAGTTCTGCTATTTTAAACTTTAATTCAGTTTCGGTCGACTGATTTGTTTGAAGGTCTAGATTTAAACCTTTAATACTTGCACTAATTTTACCTTGAGCCTCTTCAAGTTTCTTTTTATTCTCATCATATTTAACAAGAGAATCTTTAAGATGTTGAATTTTCTTTTTGTCCTTTTCTTGGCTTTCAACCATCAATTGGTCCAATTTAATTTGAACTTGTTTTATATTCTCATTTATTTGGCCTAACTCTCTACCAAATGCATCAATATCACTTTTAAGAGTTCTTCTCTCCTCTTTAAGCGCATTTTGCATTTCATTTAAGATAGAGAACCCAAACATTTTATCAATAATTTGTCGTTTGTCGCTATTACTCATTGTTAAAAAAGACTTAAAGTCATTAACCGAGAGAATAATGATATTTTTAAATACATGATATGGTATGCCAAAGATTTCCTCTTCAAGATATTCTTGTACTGAACGTTTTCCTGCCTTGTCAAATTCAATTCCATTAAGGAGTACTTTAAAAATTCCAGGAGTCAGACCACGCTCAATAACAACCTCAATACTTTTGCATTGAAGAGTTATTCGGACCCAAAGTTCTTTATTAATTCGGTTTGGAAGGTCGGACAGTTTAACTCCTTCGACTTTCCCATAAAGTGCAAAAACTATCGCGTTAGCAATAGTTGTTTTGCCTTCACCATTTTTACCTAGCGTTAAAAATAGCTCAGATTTATCATCTTCGAATTTTATTGTTTGAACTTGATTACCATAGGATGCAAAGTTTTTTAGTTCAATACTTTGTATTTTCATATTTAATCCATTTGATTATTATATGCGTAAAAATCATGAAGTTTCTTTAAACGATCTTTGATTTGCGTTTTAACATCTTCAGCATGTTGGGTATTATCAACATAGATATTACAAAGATGTAGGATATTATAGTTTTTGTACAGGTCTTCAATTTGGTCCATGTCGTATGAATCCTCGTCTAAGAATGTGTCTTGCTCGTAGATATTGGGGTCAATTTTTCTACTTATTGTTTGTACTTTATTAATTAGTCTTGAAAGAGCCGATGTCGTTGCAATATTTGATGGAACATATAGGTCTACAAAATTGTTTCTAATCGCATCTTTAAATTCTCCAAGAGGTGTATTGTAAAGATTGGTTAGATTAAATTTAACAAACTTTGGTGATATTGTATTTTCAAAGAAGGTCTCCTGCATGTCTTCTAAATTAACCAAGTCAAATCCTTTAGTATTGTCCATATCAGATCGGGTTAATTCATAAGGTGTACCAACCATTCTCAGTTGGCCGCGTCTCTGTCTATAATGAATATGTCCTGAATAAACTGCAGTAAATCGGTCATAAGTAGTTGAATCTGTACCGTGGTGATTATCAACCTTCTTATTTAATTTAATACCTCGAACTTCTGAATGGCAAAATACAATTTCAGCATTTGGGAATAAATCTAAAGTTTCTACTTCATGTTCTACATCCCGTCTCCATGGCATTAATAAGATTTCTCGTCCACCCCAATTGAATGTTTGGGGTTCTTTGTAGATACTTACATTTGGAATCCATTTAAGTGCATCAATAGAACTTACATCATTACTTTTCTTTGCCCATATATCATGGTTTCCGCAGATTACATGGGTTGGCAAGATATTTCCAAGCCTTTCAAAAAGGTCAATAGCGTAATGTAGCACTCTAATGTTTACACTTTGTCTATTATCGAAAGCATCTCCAACTTGAACCAGTATATCTCCCTCTTCGTAATTTTCTAATAGGGTCGGAATAAATTGGTTGTCATAAAAATCTTTTTGCATCTCTAACCATTCCAAAGAACTCGATCGGACTCCTAGGTGCATATCACCTAGAATCCAAATTCTTTTAACTGGCTTGTTTAAATTTGCTTGTTGAATCATAGTTAGAATAATCTATTTATATGCTTTTTCTTAAGTACGTTTGTCTTCTTGTCTAATACCTCGATTAGCTCTTCTTTAAATTTATTTCCTAGTGACTGGTAGAATTTGGTTGGATTAACATTAAAGTAATCACATAATTCTGAAAATACTTCAATAATTGAATGATTTGGTCGGAGCTCGTCTGAAATAAATTCATAGATTTCGTTAATTTCATTCTTTTTTAATTTAACAGTCTCGTTAAATTCATTAATGTTATTAAAGTGTTTGAAACGTGAGGATTCAATTAGCTCATGAATCTTTGTGATTATGATTTGTGTTTCAATTTTGTCCTCTTCGTCTCGATTGTCTAAATAACTTGGAGCAATTTCAAAAGAAAATGAACTGTCTAATTCATATTCACTCTCAGTAAATGTATTGTCGAATATCTTGTCTCTTTGTGTTCTCATGTTTATAAGTTGTGTATGTTTGAATTTGTAACGTCATCAGTTTCAGTAAGTCTCATGTATTGATAGTTAATATCTAGTCGGCATTTAACACCTTTACCTTCACCATCTCTAATTTTTAGTACTTTAAGCCAATATTCAAATGATGCTCGCATAATATCATCTTGAATAATTCCAAGCATTAAATCTGCGGTATGTGAAAGTCCTGCAGATTCTGCAACATCTCCCATTCCAATATCACTTGAATTATAATTATTTCGGTTAATCTGCGTTGCAGTAACTATCAACCAATTATTTCTTACTCCCATTGCACGTAAATCTTCAGCAATTTGCTTGATTTTAAGGTACATATTTTCAGAGTTTGGATTTCTATAGTTTGCCAGGATATTAATGTAGTCAATAACAATAGCTCCTAGTTTTATTTTACGTTCCTCTTCGATTTGTTTTAAATAGGCTTCAATATCTGGTACAGTGGCTTGAGAAGTTGGAAATTGTTTTACAAAAAGATTTCCAGGTGGCGTTAAACCATCACCTACATTTTCAAGTTTTCTTTTAATCAAGTCTTTATTTTGGGCTTTTGCATCATATTCGTTCATTGGAATTGTAAGTAGGTTTGCTCCAATTCTTTTAAGAACTTTATGAGCTGCCATTTCTGCTGAAACAAATGCAGTGTTAACTCCCATCTTAACAAAATTTGCAGCGTCATTCGCTAAGAAAATAGACTTACCGATGTTTTGTTCTCCAACATAAACTATTAATGAACCATCTTTGTCATAACCGCCAGAAAGTAACCTGTCTAAAAAGTTATATCCTGTAGAAAATTTAGCTCGACCTTCTTGATGGTGATCGCCTGCATTAAAGAAATCTAATCCAATATCTGAGTTAAATACAATTGAATTTCGGTCATTGATTAAACTTTTAACTTTTGAGATTATAGAATCTGCATTCTCTGGAGTTACTTCAGTTGTTTTAATATACTCGATCGTATCTATTAGGGTAGTATCGAACGTTCTCCATTTAATCCAGGCTTCAGCGGTAGAAACTAACCATTCCTCATCATATTGAGATAGGTCAGTTTTATAAACCAACTCAATAATATTTTCATCGACCTTTCCTTTAAACTTAGGACTTTGAGAAAGGATTTTCATCTGATCTGCCTTTGGAGCTTCATGGAATTTCTCATAGAATTTTGTTGCAAGAAAATGCATTGTGTCTATTTCATCTGAAGTATAAAAGCCTTTATGTATTTTTTCTAAGTACTTTGGTTTTGCCAAAGATAACTTAAAGAATATTTTTTCAAAATCTTGTCCGAATTTCATATATTTTTTTAGATTATAAGCCCTTTTGGGGTAAAGTTTCTTATTGGAACGGGTTAATTAATATTTTATATGCCTCTTTTCCCTCTTCAAAATTTGTTTGTTCAATTAAACCAAGCCCAATTGCTTGTTGTAAACCTTTCTCTGCGTTTTCAATATTACCGCATGCGTGATATGTCATCAATGAGTGTTTGGTAAAATTGTTTCGAGGACGGTCTGGTTTTTTCATAGTTTCGACAACATAAACATGTATAATATCAAAGGCATCCGGAAAACTTTCTAGTTGTTCATGGATGCCTAAAATATATTTTATGGGTAGTTTGTCTTCATCTAGTCGATTAAGATTTACTTCCATATTATTCGGTATCTTCAGCTGTTAGGTCCTCATTTAAAAGGTCTCCAATTTCATTATTAAGAGTTTCTGCCGAAGTATTGTAATTAAAAATTGGTTTAATGTGAGCGTTAATTTGCTCAAGTACCTCTCTTGTAAATACCTTCTCAGTAAAGAATTCTGCGTTAGTAACAGTCTCATCTGAGTGCTTACAAATCCATCCTCTTGCTGTTGATTTAGGTATTTTAACACCTTTCTCGATAGAACCTCTAGTGATTCCACAAATATCCCATGTCGCATATTGTTCTAATCCAACATAAGGATTCATACCTTTAGTAAAGTCAAGGTGGAATTTAATTGGGTGTGGTTTTGCAAAACGATTCTTGTCAGGCTTAGCGGTTACAACGATACCAACCTTCTTGTCACCATCTTTTAATTGTGCCTTATTTAACATAAGAACTATTGAAGCGGCATACTCTGGTCCTGTACCACCTCCGGCAACTTGACGTGATATAAAGTCTTGTGTTTGGTATGTGTGGTTTGTAAATAAGAAAGGAATTTTTAGGTCAGCCAATGGAGTCATGATAATTCTAAAGATTGACTTTAACATTTTAGAACGCGTCATATCTGCCTTCTCGCTTCCAGTTGCAGCATCATCAATTTCTTTTTGTGTTGCAAGGTTACCGGCGCTATCCAAGATAATCATAATCTTTTGAATCTCTCCTCCCTTTCTTTTAACCTCTTGCATTTTTTGAGTAATTGAAGTTACTGAAGTTCTAAATGCCTGAACTGTATTTACAGGCTGGTAGTTTACTTTAGTTACATCAATACCAAATTTTACCATCTGGTCCTTGTCAACTGCAGCCTCTGAATCATAATAGATTACGTAGTAACCCATATTGATTGCCTCTCTAACTGAGTTCAGTGTCAAGAAAGTTTTACCTGTTCCTGATGGTCCAGCAATCGAGCAAGACCTGTTGTTTGGCCAGCCTCCGAATAAATCTCCAGAAAGACATGCATTTAAGTGATAGTTTCCGGTATGAATCCATTCAGTAACTTCAGAAAAGTCTGATTTATCCATAACAGAACCTAATGGGTTTAATCCCGCAAGTTCTGCGTTTAAATCGTCAAATGTAAATCTATTTTTTGCCATTTTTGTATTGTTTTGTTTCTTTTTTTCGGAGGTCTTCAAGTTCCTCTATTAGTCCTTTAGTTTCCTTTTGTATTATTGCCATTTGCGACATAAGAGATTCTAGTCTACTATTAATTCTCTTGTACTGATTGACATATTCTTTTTGGTCTGACGTTAAGTCATCGATATCTATATCCATATTTAAAATAATGATGTTGAATAAATTAAGTTTCTATTTAATGTGTGTAAACCAACTGCGGTAAGAACCCGGTTCAATGGGTCTATAACACTCTTTTCGAATTGTGTTTCATAGTCAACTGTCGGAGCAATTTCATAGGGATGAGATCCTGGCTGGTATGCAAATATTTCGCAAGTTCCATGCTTACAATGGTACAGTTTTAACTTTTCGCCATTACCAATCATCTTATACTTATTCTTGTGCTTTGGATTTTGGTTCATTAAGAAATTATAAAACCCAGCAGCTTTTACGTTTGGCGGACATTTTAAACCATATTGAAATTCTACCGTATCATCTATGATATATTTTTCGATATTGTTAGTTCTTTTATTAAAACATATCTCATCAACACTTGCTAATTGAAATTCTTTTTTACATTGTTTCAAATAGTCTACAAGTCTCTTTAATAGGGACGCAGTAGGTTTTTCTGAAAGAATAAGTTTAAGTATCTCGGTTAATTGCTTTCTTGCAAGAGCTGGAGTTGAACTTTGAATTGTATCAAATCCGATTGTTTTCACTTTCTTAAGTGAAGGGTAACGTTCTTCGATTCCAATTTTATCCTCCCATGCAATATTCTGCAGGTATTTTTTCTTAGCTAACCAAATCCCAGAGTAGGCAATTGTTTCCAATTCAAACTGGAGGAAGTTTTCGGTATTAGTGGCTTCTGCATATTTCTCCATACACTTAAAAATATAATCCTTAAGTCTAAAGTTATACAATTTCATAATGAATTGGTCAATCGATATCTTGTCTCCAAGCCATTCAATAGATTCATACATCTCTTCAAACTGTACATAACAAGAATCGGTATCAATATAGACTACTGAAGGTCGCACAAGTTTATTTTTAACTTGAATGTTAAAAAACTCATGAACTGCCTTGTCTTTAGTCCAGAACTCTTGAAAATACTTATTTAGTATCTTCTCAGAATATAGAATCGCAGATTGACCCTGTAAGGTAATAGATTCTGCGATGTCTATATTAAAAAAGTGAAACCATTTGTTACCGAAGGCGCCATAGATCGAGTTAAGCATTACTTTTACGGCTTGCTCATAGGCTCCAAACTTTGCTGACAACATAGAATAATGCTCAACCAATGTTTTAATTTCATCTTGTGATAAATCACTCTCTGGTTTTAGTATTAGTTCTTCGATTGTCATAAATTATTCAGCAGTTTGGCAAGTAGCGATAGTTAGTAATGTTTCTGAATCTTTTGAGCGTAATACTACTCTGTTATCCATAACATTTGCTGAATAATCTTCTTTGTCTAATAGGTTTAAATATTTTTTGAAAAGAGTTACATTTCCAGGATTGGTTCCTTGGAATGAATCAGTCACAAGGTAGTTGTAAGTTTTACCTTTCATTCGGACACCTTCTGCATTAGTTGAGATAGTGAAAGTTTCTTCTTTGTCCAATCCAAAAAGAGAACGAACTTTTGAAGTTGCAGTATAATCCATGTCAAATACATAGTTTGCTGCGTCAATATTAAAGATTCCTGCAATTTGAGCATCGGTAAGGTCTTTATAACCTAATGAAGGCTCAGAACATGCAAGTTTAATTTCCAATTCATTGTTAAAAATACGGAACTCAGTTGCTACGAAATCCTCGTCATTTTCTACGAATTCAATTTCAGCCTGGATGTTTCCAAATTCAAATTGTTTAAACGCGTCAGTTAAACGACCAGCATCAAAAAAAGCAATTTTTAATTCTTTTGATGTGTTAATAGCACCGTCTTCCAATTGGAATACTTGTGACACTGGAATTCTGTGATGTTTTACAGCATCTCTTTGTGGAAGATAGGCGGATGCCTGTACCACTTCATCCTTGATTTTAAAGTAGATAAAGGTATCGATAACCTTAAGTCTATTCACAAAACCGATGAAATTGTTTTGGTCTACTTTGTCAATTTTAATTTTCATATTTAGTGTTTAAATTATTTTAATATTATAGACAAAAAAGGGGTTTTGTTTCACATAAAAAAACCTGTCATTACTGACAGGTTAAACTCGTGTGAGTCGGTCCTCCGATTCTATCCTGAGGAGGGGTTCTTATTTAGATTTTTTTAATTCGTCAAAGACCATGACTATAAAAAATAAACCAATCATACCAATAAAAAAGGGCAGGCAATTCGGATCAGGTTCCACTTTGTGAAATTATATTTTTATCTTACGTCTCCTGTTCTTAGCATTGAAGAAACGTCTGTAAAGTATTTCATCTCTTCGGGTGTTAATTTAGTTTTAATATAGTTTCCAATTTTTGTTAATTGGTTTACTCTTTCTTTTTGTGCTTTAAGTCCAGCTTGACTGCTACCTAATTTAGCAGCTGCACTATATGGAGTTAAATCTTGATACATTTGTTTAAGTTTTTCATCTCCATCAAATTTCTTAATGATTTCTCCAATTAATTCTTTTCTTTGTCCTTTTGCAGCCTGTTTAGCTTTTGCTTCAGCCCTATTTGCAAGTGCTTCTGCAGCATCTCCAAGAACTCTACCAACTAGAGGTAAACTTTGAGCTACTGCCCAAAGGCCCATTAGCCCAACTGCAACTCCCATTGCAACATCAACTACAGTTCCCATGTCTTCGTTTACGAATTCCTCGTATAATTTAACGTGTTTCATTATGTACTTATTATTTTTATTATATATTTCTTTTTTGAAATTTGTTTATGTTTTGATTAATAATAGTTCCACATGCAATATCGATAGCGCAATTAACTACTGGATTATCTTCCCATTTGGATGGATTGATTATAGTTTCTAAGTGCGGAACCAGTGCGGCAGAGATTTCTCTAGAAGCCGCATTCCATAAGTATGTTGGAGTATGATCGACCGAGTAGTATTGTACTCCTCTTCTCATTTTGATAATTGGATTTTTAAATGTTGTAGGTTCGGCAAAAAAGAATCCCATTCCCTTGTCACAACTAATATCGATAATTGCACAGTTTTTGCGTAATTGGTCTAGTTGATTCAAATCTTTAATAAACATTAGTGGATTATTTACGTCCTGTAGGACTCCATTAAATATAATATTGGCAGAGTACATGTCCTCCCAAATATCATCATCATTAAAGTTTTTGTACCAAACATCAGGATTTTTATCAGCTACTAGGTGTGTAGGTCTCTGTGTATATACTGTGATGTTGTTAAAACCTCTACCTTGTAGGGCATAGATTGCTCCTTTACTTACAGAACCAAATCCAAAAATAACAACCTTCTTACGGTCTCCATAGTGTCCATCAAGACCTGCTAATTGTAGGTAATGAATAACTCCAGCGTAACCTGCTAATTCATTGTTACGATAAAAAGCATGAATTTTTTGGTTTTTAGAAATATGATTCATCTCCTCCCATGCAATCAATGTTAATTTTTTTTCAATGGCGATATCGGTAATGTCTCTCTGTTGAACGGCATGGGTCCAACCACATAGGGTTGAACCTTCCTGCATTTGTTTTAGGTCTTCGGCAAGGGGTTTTGGTAGTATAAGTATGCTACTCTCTTTAAAAAGATCCTCGCGACTGGCAAACTTACAACCTATTTGTTGAAGCTGAATGTCTGAATATCCATAATCAGTTCCATATCCCTCTTCAAAAAGGAGTTCTTTGATTATTTCTCCTGATAATCTTTCAATATGTGATGGGTGAATTGGAATACGTTTTTCGTCCTCCTTTAGCGATGTTTTAAATATTCCTGTTTTCATATTAGTCTAAATTAAAAAAATATCGATATCCATCTTTTGCTTTTGGATCTGTCAATATCTTGTAGTCCATTGGCCACTGGGACGAATCGATTTCTTTTTTAAATTTTGGGTAATAATTTTGATGTCCAGGAACTACATATTTTAGGTAAATATCCTCTAAGAATTCATCATCTAGAGGTTCTCCATAAAAATCTTCGTACATTGCCTTATAAACTTCGCACATTTTAACGCTTCCAAGTCCGGTAGCAGATGATGTTTCCATAATCCACATTTTACCTTTTTTATCTACAACAATATCTAAGGCCCATAAGTCTAGGTCCAAGAATGTTTTAATGTCTTTACAAATTGATTGAGCATTTTCAATAAATTCAGGGTCTACTTTGTTTTGGTCTTGATAAACATAAGTAAAGCTGATTTTTTCATCTGCAGTTTTTGTTTTAATCGACCTATCATCTTCAATTCTTGGTACTCTTTCATTAATAATAAATATTTTGTCTCTACAAAACATTACTCTATATTCTCTAGCAAAATCTATAAATTGACAAAAGATATCGAATGTATCTTTGCTCTCTTCTAATTCTTTGGCAGTGTCAAATTTTTGAATACCAAGTCCGCTATGTCCATCTTTTATTTTTGCAATTACTGGAAAACCGACGTCTCCTTTAATTGCATCCTCTTTTGAAAAACATGTTTTTGGAAGCCAATCAAATTTTGCGGCCGCTTTTGCAAATTTTATTTTATCTCCTGAAAGTGGAAGTAATTCTCTCTTGTTGTATAAATTATCATTATTGATACCTTTATTCTTTAAGAATCCGATCGCTTCTGGGTCTACTGCTCCGCCATAATTAAGTATTGGCACATCTCCAGGTACTACAACTTTATCGTCTTCAAAATCCTCTTTGGTTGCGTAGTTCAAGAATAGGTTACCTTTCGCGGCAATATTGTATTTCTTTTCACGACCATTAACATCACCTGAAGTTGCATGAATGTCATGAGATTTCATAATCCATGCCACTTTCTTAGCATATTTGTTTTTAAGATTTTCTTCGTAGACGAATTCTTCGAAAAGCTTGATTGGAATCATTGTAATTTATATTGTTTTTACTAAACGAACTGAATATGCTTGTCCTCCATCGGTAAAATATTCTTGTTTTCCTGAGCCAAAGTTTTGAACCCATACCGCATTCTTACCAAACGTTTCTGAAGACATGTAAAACGCATTCATTCTAAGGTTAGGTAATAGAGTAACGTTTTGGTGCATTGTAGTTAGTTCTTCTCTAGTTGGCAATCTCCAACCTTTACCCATTTTTTTGGCTAAACGATTTGCGTTAACCAATTTAAGATCTGCTCCGTTAAGTTCACTTAAGTCACGTTCTGCAACTTCAATGTTACCAATTGTAATAGGGTTTCCAATTACATCAGATGCAGTATATAACCCAGCAATCTCATTAATAAAGTCTTCGTATAATTTAATATATTTCATATTATTTACATTTTATTTTATTTATATATCCCTAGATTTTTAACATAAAAAAGCAGGGAGTAGCGAATTCCCTGCTTTACACCTCCGTGAACTAGTCCCGGTCCTAAAATGCAATCATGTTTCAGATTGCCGGTTTCTTATGCCTCACAGCTTGAACATTCAAGAATGTCTCTTGCAAAAGACTGGGCTGAACTTTGACTAAATTGATAGTATAATGTTTTAACCCCTTCCTCATGAGCATAAAGGTATAGTGTATTAATATCCTTAGCCGAAACTGATGGATGTATCATTAGATTTAGTGACTGCGATTGGTCAATGAAATGTTGTCTTTGTGCCGCTTGTAGTACTATTTCCTTTGGACTGATTTCAACAAAAGATTTAAAAACCTCTTTAGTTGGAAAGTCTAAATGCTGTACACTTCCGTCACGTTTTAATATTCCTTCCCAAACATCTGGCGTATTTAAACCATATTTGTCCAGCTCTTGAATTAAGAAAGGATTTTTGTAAATAGTTTTTGACTTGGCAAGGTCTTTGATAAAATAATTAGATTTGATTGGTTCAATTCCCATACTTACCTGTCCTAAAATAAATGAACTACTTTTGGTTGGTGCAATTGCAATTAGGGTAGTGTTAGCGTATCCTGGTCGGATTGATTTGTAACCTTTCTCGTCATGTAATAATCTAGAAGCCGCTTCGCTCTTTTCCTTTAGTGTTGAAAAGATTTCATGGTTTAATTGTTTTGCTTGAAGTGAATCAAAACTGATTAATTTAGATTGAAACAGGGAATGATAACCTAAAACTCCAAGTCCTAATGCTCTGTGGTCATTTGCAAATCTCCATGCTCTTTTCATTCCAGGCATATTATAAGATTTATTTATAAACTCATTCATAACTGCATTCAAGAACATTGTGTAAACTTCAATCGCATCAGTTTCTTTAATTTCGTCCCAATGTAATAAATTGATAGAACCTAAACAACATACAAATGAATTGAAACTGTCGGTTGGTAATTGTATTTCGCTACATAAATTACTTGCAGTGATTTCTAAACCTAACTCTTTGTATGGTGAATTATTGTTTGAGTTATCTTTAAACATGATATATGGAAAACCAAACTCATTACGTCTTTGAATTATTTTAGCCCAAATTTTACGTTTGTCTGCGTCTCCTGCCTTCATATCAGCGATCCAAGCGTCGGTAACTGTAACTCCATATTGTAGGTTTTGAATTGGATTTCCATCTGTTCCAATATCTAAAAATTCTAAAATGTCATTGTGTTCAACTGGTAACCAAACTGCACATGCTCCTCTTCTGGCCTCTGATTGTTTACATACATCAACTGTTGTATCATATAATCTGGCATAGTGTACTGGACCATCTGCAGTTCCACCTGTCGAAATTTTAGTACCTCTTGCTCTGATGTTTCCTAAAAATGCCGAAGTTCCTCCTCCGTATTTTGACATCATTCCAATTTCTCTACTACCATTTAAGATACTATCTAAAGTATCGTCTACGTTACTTCCATAACAACTAACCGGAAGTCCTTTGTCTTTTCCATAATTAATCCAAACTGGAGTTGATAAACTATAAAATCCTCTAGTCATATAGTCCTCAAACTTTTTTGCAAATCCTTCAATTTTTAAGTCCTTTTCTGCGGTATTTGCTACATCTTTAATTCGCTGCTCTGGAGATTCAGTAATATAGCCTCTAGATAAAAATGTTCTACTGTCTTCGTTAAGCCAGTAATTCTTCTCGTAATCCATTTAGTTTAATTTGTTTTTAAATTTTAAAATAAGTCGTCTTCGGTGATTGCCTTAGACTTTTTGTTGTAGTCAATTGATTTTTTGTAGAAGAAATCACCTTCTTTAGTTGAAAGAATCTCAACATCGAACCATAGAGATTTTTCAATTTCTGTAAAATCAACTTCAAATACAGGTTTCATTCCAATTCGCTGTAGGGAATTATTAAAACGATTTTGAATAAATTGTTTGATAGTTTCTTTTGATAGGAAATCAAGTTCACCCTTTTCAAAAATCCAATCAAGAATTTTAACCTCTGCTAGGTATGCTTTTTTACAAGCAGAATCTATAAGTTGTTCGAATTCCTCATCAAACCATTCTGGGTTCTCTCTCTTAATAATGTTAATCAATTCAGATCCGAAGTTTCCATGGATTTCCTCCTCTTTACTAGTTGCTTCAACTACATTTGAAATACCTTTAAATAGGTTTTTCTCCTTGTTAAAAGACATCATAATAAAGAATTGACTAAATAAACTAACATGCTCTATAAACAATGAAAATAGCAGTACGGATTTCGTATACATTTTATTGTCTTTACTTCTTGTACCGTCCAAATACTTGCTTAAGTATGCAATTCTATCTTTAATTGCTGGAATCTCTACTACATGCTGGAATTCGTCTTCTAATCCTAGGATTCTTAATAATTGTGCGTAAGCATCTTTGTGTCTCACTTCACTTTCTGCAAATGTCATACCAACATCTCCAATTTCAGTGATTGGCATTCTTTTGTAAAGATCTGCCCAAAAAGTTTTAACATTAACCTCAATTTGCGCAATTGCGAGCATCGATCTTTTAATTACTTCACGCTCTGAGTCAGATACTTTAGTCATAAAGTCATCAATATCTGTTGTAAAATTAAATTCAGTGTGAATCCAGTATGAGTGACGGATTGCGTCCTTGTATGCTAATAGGGAAGGGTATTCGTAAGGTAAAATATTTATGCGTTTTTGAAAGATATTGCTCATTGATGGAGTTTTTTTTAGAAATTTATATATACGTTTTATTGGAGTAGTTTTTTCAACCGGTCTGCTTTTGTGAAATATTCATAAGAAGTTTTTTTATAATCTTTACGCTGTGCATAAAGGTCACTTAATATTTTTCTTAGAATAGAATCCTCGGTCTTATAAACTACACCATTATCGCAAACAATAACCTCTTTATTCTTTCTGCGTTCTTCAATTTCACTTTTATAAATCTTTTCAATATAAGCATCTGGAGATATATTGAACTGTCTCATGATCGAAGGGTATAGTGAAGCAAAATCGAATGCGCTTACACCTTCATAAAATCCTAAGATTGGTTCTTTTACGAATGCTCCAGCATATTGGCCATCTTTTTGACTGTCAGATTTCTCTTCACTTCCAATTCGCATTCCTTGCTCAGCAAGTTTTCTGGCCATAATTGCTTCAGTAACCGCCACTGGAGAACTTGCTTTATACAATGGCATATTAGTAATGTTTGCCAAGGTTAGTAGTACCTCCATCGACTTCAACTTCTGGTCAATGTAATATACAAGCACTGAATCGACAACATTGTAATATATGTACTTGACAAAGTTATCCCGGTATAAGTCCTGTAGTGAGCCAGTGAACTTGATTTTGTTAACGTTCAAGACTTGACTAGAAACATAATCCAAAGAGTTGGATTCCTTAACCTTTACAGTTCGGTCATATTTGTCATACAATTGCATGTAGTCAAGAATTCCGATATGAAGAGGTCGACCGTCAGTATGATCGATTGAATTGGTCATACCAACTTCTTTAATATCAATTTGAAGTCTTTTACAACGATTAACAATATATTGCCAGTCATAGTTAATAAAATTCCACCCAGTCATCATTGGAAACTTTGGTAAGAATTTCATTAAGAATGTGTAAACCATGTCATACTCAGACTTGAACTTATGGTACTTAAATTCCCAATCCTGATCAAAGTCTTTAAAATACTCATTGGTATCGTCTTGAATCTTTTGGATTTTATCCGAAGCCATATCCTCTAAACCTAAAACAATTGCTTTACGATCTGGAGTAATTATTGAGAATGAAAGAATTCTACTTTTGGCCTCTTCGGCTTTTGGAAAGCCATCGACAATTTCAGTTTCAATATCGACAAAATACGTCTTTGGCATATTATATGCTGTTAGGTCTTTTTTGTCCTTCTCTGAAAGATTATCTAAAAAATAAAGGATTGAAAACTTATTAAATTGTTTTCCATATCCTAATTTAACAGGTCGGCCATCCCAGTTTTTATACTCTGGGCTTGCTGCTCTGTCTTTTTCATCACAAACATACCAATTTTGGAATTTGTCCACTGGATATTGTTTGAATGCTACTTCTCCCTTGTCATTGTAGTATGAAATGATAACATCTTTTTCACGCTGTTCGATGTCTAAAATCATTAATATCCTCTTTTTTGACGGTTAACATTTTCTTCTGCTTTCGCGAAGTAATAATTGTAAGCTGTTTTTGCATCTAATCCGATTGAAGATGCATAATTTATAAAGAAATGTAGTATGTCTACCCATTCCATATAAAGTTCTTTTTTGTCCTCTTCTGATAGGTCGGAAACTTTCATAGTTTCATACTTTGCAAAGTCTTTTTTCCAGTATTTCCAAACTGCATTTCCACTACCATCTTTAATACCTCCAAGGGCATCGGTCATCTCGTGAATTTCATCAACTACTGCGTGTGTATTAACATGCCAAAAGTTCATAATTTCTCTGATTGACATGTTTTCAAAATTAAAACCATAAGTTTGCTCTTGCATCCTCTTTTGGTTTTCCATAATATCCGCCAGGTGGGTGGTCGAATTTGAATAGAAGTCTTGGACTTCCAGGTCTTTACATTGATTGTCTATATTTGCCATAAGTTTTTTATATAATAGTTTTATAGGTAATTTTGAACTTGTTTAAAATAAACATGAACTTTTAAATGATACGTTTTCAACCTCGCATGATTCACCAATTTGCTCTTTTGAAATTGGAGCATTTGCTCGGTTCAAGGCCATCTTTTTACTATCTCTAAGTCTTAGAAATACACCAAATTGACAACAACTAATTTCAGTACCAAACGTAGTAAACCTTCCAGTCTCTGTGATTGTTTCTAAATAGTCAAGATTCTCTCCAGTAAAATCAAAGAATTCATGTTGAGTGTCCCGGATTTGTCTGATGACTTTAGCTCCAACATCAGATGAAATTGAAAAACCTAAATCTTCATAGAACCAGTTGATTGTGGTCATTGCTCCAACTCCAGGTGCAACAAAGTCATCGTCTTCGTTAAGATTTCCAGATAGACTATTTGGTCGCAATAGATCAGGAGTCCCAATTTCAGGCATTCGGGCAAGGTTGGTACTAAAGTGATATCCATAATAGTTTCCAATTCCTCGATGTGATGTTAGAAAGTCGAAAGACTCTTCCATTGTTGGTTTCTTGGCGTAGAATTCTGCGAAACGTGGACCTAGTAAGGTAAACCAAAAAAACATATCGCTTGTTCGACTCTGTCTGGTTGGATCTGGTTCGGCATTGATTAATATATCATAAGGAGTTTTAAGAACTCGGGCATGGTTTCTCGATTCGGTCTGCAAACTTGTTCGTAATTCTGTAGTACCATAAATCTTTTCTCCACGTCTCCTTGCATTCTCCATATTAACCATGCAATGCAGAACATACTTCTCATCATTAACTAATCGGTCATATTTAACAAATGGAAATCCAGTGTCGTGTGTTAATAGACTAATTGTATTTGACGGTCCATAGAATTTTACAATTGCTGCATTAATTAGTCGGTCTTCAAAGGTACATTCTGGATTGTAGAAGACATTTTCGTTTAACCAAATAATCTCGTCGTGAAACGAACGATTTGGGTGGAAGTATGGAACTGATCGTCCCTCTACAATAAATCCATGCCCAAATTTGTCCTCTCCAGTACCTTCGCGATGTCTAAATGTATCGAAGGTGCATGTTTTTGCAAAACGAACTTCATATTCTCTTCGATTCATTTCATGAATAAAATCTCGAAGTAATTGCTTTTTTTCTGCTGGTATTAAATCCAACAGCGCCTGAGAATCCATCTCAAGCAGTTTTTTATTTGAAGTCATTTTTATATTTTATTTTTTAAAGTATCATTAAATTCTTTAAATATTCTTTTTAATTCTTGTTTTTGTTTAAGTATTAAATCTTCTGAATATAAACTTACTAATTTTTTAACATCTTCTCGAGATTCAACATATAATATACTTCTAAGTTTAGTATCTTTTATTAACTCTTTATTTGGGTCATATTCTATTGGAATTGCAGCTAGACAGTTAGAAGCTAGTGTTTCATAAAATCTAAAAGTAGTTGTATTACCCTGATGTTCTTCATCTGCAATTATAATACTCACTTTAGATTCATCAATAACATTTAGCATTTCGGTATGCTTTAAAGGTAGAATTTGAGTAGCATTAATTTTTTTAGATTTATATCCAATTAAAATATTATTGCCATCATGTGGCATATACTTTTGTAATATTTGTTCTCTATAAGATTTTCTATTTCTACCAAAATAAACAACATCCCATTTTTTATTATTTTCAATTTCAAATAATGCAGCATTTGGACTATTTATTTTATTTTGAAATAGGTCTTTAAACATATACTTAAAAAAATCAAAGTATATTATTTTATTAGGGTCTCCTTCCCATCCATTGAATTGTTTAATGTCTTTTCCGGGAAATAATTGTATTGAATCTTTTATAAGATTATCCCAAGTTTTAACATGTTCTTGACAAAGATTAAATCTTTCTAAAGCTTTAGCTGGATTAATAGGTGGTAAATGAGGATCTGCGACTATATTATAAATCTGAACCTTTGCATTAGAAATACCCTCTACACAAGAAATCATGTGGGATTTAATTCCTCCTCCAAAAAAGTTAGCACCGGACAATTGAATAAAAATTCCATCATATTCTTTCCACTCTGCTAGAGAAGCATCAATATAGAAGTCTTGGTCTTTGTTTGATCTGTTTTTTTGGCCTATTACATGGACTTCATGTCCTGCTTCAATTAGCGCCTTTCTAACATAATAGACTTCTAGTCCATTTGCTCTTTCTCTATGATGAGATGTATTTATAAAAAACGAAAGTATCCCAAATTTCATCCTATTTTTGTACTAATTTAGACACAATGTTAACCAATTCAACTTCAGGACAGTTTTCCTGAATGATTTGATATTGTATAGGGTCATCTTCAAAAAACCTGGAAACAATAACACCTTCACCTTTTAAACGGTTGATTGTATGTGCTTTGTGATGTCCAGAATGTCTTCTTGCCGCAACGGTATGGTTTCCACGTTCCTCAAGAGTCATTGGATTAAAATACACCTTGCATTTAATTCCTCTCTCTTTAAGGATTGCGCGAACCTCATCCTGTTCATCAACGCATCTTCCAGTAATAACAAAATCTGTTGTTGCTCTTGGAGTTATTCCAATTGAAATTACTCCGTCAAAATCGTATCCGTAGATATCGCTTGGTTTTTTGGTTTTAAAAATATTTAACATGCTTAAAGTTTTGATAAAAAAAGGGAGAGTTATTTCTCTCCCTTTAGGTTAATGTAATTTTTAGACTTATTTTGTTTTAGCAACTAACTGTTTTCTTGTAGAATCTGTTAGGCGTCTTGCTGCCAATTCAGTACATTCATAAACAGCGTCAGCAAACATCATCTGGTCTGGTGGGGTTTTTTGTGTAAATGCTGAAGGACCTCTTAAGGCTCCTACAACTCCTAATTCTCTTGCAACTCTTAAGTAACGAACTGCGTCAATTACAACTCCTGCAGAGTTTGGAGAGTCTTGTACACTTAATTGAGCATCAAAAAGAACTGGTGCTCCACCGAATCCTGTAAGTTCTAAACGGAAGTTAGCAACTTTATTATCACCATAGAATGCGATATACTCAGAAGGACCTGCATGTAAGAATGAATCTTCAGTTGAGATTCCTCTAATTTCGTTTTGAGCACGAATAACATTTTCTTTAGAAATCTTTTTAGATGCTAGACGAGATTTGTCTTCCATGTTTAAGAAATCTGTGTTACCTCCAACATTTCTTTGGATGTGCGCTTTTACGTGATGTCCTCTTTCAAAGGCAAGTTCTTGTAACATTTGAGAAAGAATACTTGCTCCAAATTGAGAACGCATATCATCACCGATGATTGGAATACCTGCATCGATAAATCTTTGCTCCCAAGCTGGGTCAGATGCGATAAAAACTGGAATACAGTTTACTAGTGAGATTCCTGTTTCAAGACAAATTTCAGCCCAGAATTCAGTTGTTTTTTGAGAACCTACTGGTAAGTAGTTAATTAGTACCTCAACTCCATGGTCTTTTAATTTGGCAATGATTGAATCCTTCCATTCACGTGCTTTTTTTGTTGTCCAATTTGTACGATTAATATCGGTAGTATTTCTTAAATACTCGTCAACTAAGAAACGATTTTGTTCTGGATAATTATCCATAAGGGCTGCATAACCATCAATTACTGGAGCCTCATAAACTGGTGCTTTACTAGTAATAACATCAACGATGTCCCATGCAGAGTTTGGTCTTTGTTTAAGTGCATATCCTAGTGTTTGATTAACTTTACGTTCATCAATTTCGAATCCACAAACAAATTCAATATTTTCTGCTTTGTAACCTCCAATATCGGACTTCATCATTCCGGTAATATCATTTGGATTCTCTGTGTAATATTGTACACCTTCAACTAATGATTTAGCGCAATTTCCAGTCCCAATAATTCCTACTTTAATTTTGTTCATTGTTTTAAAATTTAATTTATAATTTTTATACTTGTTTTATTTAAAAAGTTTCAAATTAAAACCACTCATGTACTACTACACCTAGGTTTGTAATGTCATTAACTATTTTTTGGCGTGATTCAAAAGATTCGGATGGCATAGCTCTTTCGTGGAACTCAATATAGATTTCCTTTATATTACTAATGGTACAATCTTCTATCATCTTTCTTAAGACCGAGAATTCAGAACCTTCAATATCCATCTTGCATATTATGTTTGAATCTTTGGGTAGTTCAGAAACAAACTTGCTAAAATCAATACTTGGAACCTGTACATAGGTCTCATAACCTGGCCAATAAAATCCAATTCCATTAATTGAAGATGCCCATCCGTCTATATCGGACTGTCCATCTGTTGGAGAACCTGTTTGGCTCTTTTTATGGTTTTCTTGATTAAATAGTACAAATCCATCCTCAATCCATACTGCCTGATTATGGCAAGTAATATTTAGGGGTATTTTCTTTACTCGTTCTTCTATGTTACATTCAGGATTTGCCTCAAAGGTATGAATCTCAAATGTATCATCAATAACTCCTTTAGCCTGAAAGTCGAGTAGGCCTTCACAAAGATGAGTGCCGCAATCTAAAAAAATGTTTTTCATATATTATTTTGTTTTTAAAAAAGAGTATTAATAGTTTTCTTTAGTACAACATTTTTCTCGGACGTCTCGAAATCATATTGGTAAAACTCTCTAGATAGGTGAACAGAACCTGGCTTTTCCATGTAGGTATCGGCAAAATACTGTGGGTCTGCTGAGTACCAGTGAATTGGCCATTCGATTACGTTCATATTATATATAGCCGAGAGTTTGTCAACCTCTTCGTTAAATATTTCCATTAATTGAGTCCGTTCTCGTTGAGTTCCGATAAATGGAGTACCTTTATGGTACCCGGTTTTTGGAATTCTACGACCTTCAAATTCAATAGGCAATAATTTTACAATGGTATTCTTTTGAATTCCTAAAGATTTAAGGTGTTCAAAGTAATTCTTTACAAGTGATTTAACAGCTTCAACTGGTTTTTCTTGTCGACATAAGTGATGACGAACGTCGATGTTTCCAAAGTAAGTAATCAAGTGATCAGTTCCTTCAGGAATATATGAGGCCATTCCTTCTTTTAAGACTCCAAATAGGGTTTTACCATCATTTCGACTAATATTTGAACCAGGATGGTACACTGAAACGGAATGAGAATCTCCTAACACAAATGTTTTAGAATCCAGTTTTAATTCAATAGTTTGTGTTTCAAGACTTCTTTTTGTAAGTGCTTCAGTATTAAGAGATGCCCATAAAGGTGAACATGATTTCATCCGGCTTTCGGCAAATTGTCCAACATTTGGCATTTCTCGATTCAAACAATATATTGTTCCACTAAAATCTAAGAATCTTTTAATTCTCTCTGCTGGTTCGTCAGTGGCTCCACCAAATAGGTTATAAGAACCTTGAAATTCCATTGGAAGTGCTACTAACCAAACATCATATTGATGAATATCTTCTGACTTGGTAAGTACTTCAACATCCAATCCGAGAGACCTCAATTGATTAGCTAGGAGAAAGGCCCATGCACTTTTATGGCTAGCCTTCTTTGAACTATACGTAGTTACTACATCATCAATTGCAATCTTCTTGCCCTTTAATGAATCTAAAACTGCATAAATATTAACCATTGTTTTGCTTTTCATTAATGTAATTGTCTAATCCTTGGATATATGCAACTGCATCTAATAAGTTATCACGTTTGTGATTGTAAGATTCTCTTGAGAATTTAAGTGCAACAAGTGCTTTAAACATGTGTTCACCTGTAACTTCAAGTCCGGTCATACCTTTAAAAATCATTGCAGCCCTGTCCATACCTTCTGAGAAAGGACCATAGTTTCTGTCTGCTTCTTCGGAGCGGTTATTAACTATTCCGCTTGCTTCGTCTAAAATATTCATAGTTTGTGTTTAAGTATTATATGTTATATATTGGTTTTGTTTTTTATGCACTTTAATTTAATATGTAAATATAATACAAAAAATCGACATAAAAAAATCCTGACTAAAAAAGTTATTAACAATTTTGTCAGGATTAAATTATTACGGGATCGTTTTTCGTGATTTTCTTCCCGGCGGAATAACCCATTTTATAGTCTTCGGCTTTGATGTTCGCGAGCGTCTACTAAACTTCGACCCATCCTACTTATCACCTATTGGGGTGGTGCGACTGGTGATCTATTTTTTATACTGGTTAAACTTCCATTTGCCTGTTATACTTGATACTATCTCTGTAATACGTCTGGCTATCATAGTTGTGTGAGTACTTTTTGCTGTACCGATCCACCTGGTTCCGATTTTGCGTAGTTTATAATTGCTTGTATCGTTTGCTGTAAGGAACCAATTTATTGTATATATCTTTAAACAACTGGAGCGTATCTCTCACTCAAAATTGTTTTATCCATGATTTGTTGTGGAGATTCTATATCTCCTCCAAGTAAACTTGTCATAATTGCTGGAGAGAATCCTGAAACAAGTGCGGTTCCTTTAGCATCAAATGCAACTGGTACTCCTCCGTTTCGGGATTGAATATTCCAGTAAACAATTTGAGGTACTTTGTAACCTGCATCGGCATACATTTTCTCAATTAACTGCTGAGCAGTAGGTGTCCATTTTCCACCTTCGTTTCTCCAACCTCCACCTCCGGTTGCCGAGTTAAATTCCATATCCGATAGGATTAAGATTTTGTTTGGCATTTTGTCTTGAGACAATTTGTGCTTAGTGGCCTGATCTAGGATCAGTTTGAATGTAGCCTCAAGATCTGTTGACATTCCCCAATCAGAGTCTGACATCTGTGTGTAGCGATCATTCAGTGAGCCACTTAATACTTGCAACTGTGGTTTACTTGAGAATGTTATAAATGCATCTTTGAAAGGACCCACATTTCTTTCAGAAATATAGAGACCTAATGAGATTGCAACATTCATACAAGTTACAGTTTTACTTCCACCAGCTGGACTTGACATAGAACCTGAAACGTCTACTACTGGTAAAATCATATCGTTTGCACCTTCCAAATAGTTTGGCAAGGCTTTCCATTGTTCGTTTGCTACGGTTGCATTTCCACGCTCTAACGATGTAATAATATCGTAAGGATAAACTGCACCTGCATTAATCTTAGCCTCACCTTTTACAAGGGAAGCAATATACGCTGAATAACTTTCGTATGCATTTTTACCAAAGGCTTTTTGGTAACGTGCAGAAGCTACTGATGGTAATTTACCGAAGTCAATAGAATTCCAGTCTTTAGCACACATTTTAGTTTCAACAACACTTGTTAAACCTACAAGAGATTTTCTGTATTGTTTTGGGGACATTCCAGTAAATTTACGTAACTTTTCGGCTACTGCTCCTTTACGTGGCATCCATTTAGCACATAAACCATTTTCGTTGATTAATGCATCTGAAATTAGGGTGAATGCCTCCTTTTCAAGATATGTTCCTGCTAAGGCTAGTAAGTCGTCCCAGCGTCCGTACTCTGAAATTAAGTGTAAGTTTGGTCTAAGTACCAAATCGTGGTTTTCTGCCAAGTAGACTAAAATGTCTTTGAAAACTTGACGTTCTCCAGCTCCACCTCGAACATCTCTAGCCCAAAAAAGAAGTTTCATAGCACGCTTTGGGTCTTCATTAAATGCTTTAGAGAAAGTAGTAATCAAACGTTGTTTGTCCTGTCCTCTCATAGCTCCAATGTTAAAGAAAAGGTCAACACATGCATTCAATGATGTCGAATTTGTCGCCATTCCATTTTCAGTTACCATGTCCTCTTGTCTTAATGCGTCTATAAATTCCATTTTGTTTATTTTTAAGTTCTTAATTTATACTTGTTATAATTTTTTTATAATCTAATTATTCATAATTAATAGTTAAAGAAAGCTTTCCATCAACACAGCTTTCAACGCTATGCATCGTTCCGGCTGGAATTAAGAAAGACTGATCTTCTACCAGAATATTTTCATTATTAATTTTCCAAAGACTTTTGCCATAAATAGGTTTCACTATTACATCATAGTTATGAGAATGTTGATTAAAACTGACTCTAGAACTTTCGGAACCTTTTGAAAAATAAAAGTTTGCATGTAGTTTTTTACCACAAACATTAAATAATTTTTCACTTAAATCTCTTAATTCAACAGAAAGATCTAAAACATCAGCTAAAGTTGTGGTAAGACCGTAATCATAAAACTTTTTCCACTCATCAAATATAAATAATCCATCTAAATCAAAAAAACCAGATCTCGAGTTTCTTCCCCACTGGTCTATTGTTTCAACTGTACGATCATTACTATTAAATCGTATTGTCCATCTTTTAGTAATTTTTAAAAAATTAAATACATCTTCTTCAGACAAATTAATTTTATGATTATTAATTATATCTAGAGATGTTTTCAACAAACTATCGTATTTATTCATTATAAATATTTATAATTTATACTCAGTATCTTTGGTTTGTTTCAAAATAATTTGTTTTTTTAAAATTATTCTTAACCAATATAAGTTTACAATCCATTCTAGTTCCTCTGCTTCAATATTGTCTTCGAGAGCAGTAATCATTATGAATGTGTCGATCATTTGTTTGGCTGATTCTAGTTGTCTCAGAGTATCACATGATTCGATAGTCTTATTTATCTTTTCAGTGGCCAGTTTTGACCATCTTTCAAAGTTGTCTGGTTTAAAAAAGTATTGCATCATTGTTAAATTAAAAAAACCTCAGTAGTTATACTGAGGTTTTAAATATTGTTTCAATTTTTAATTAATAATCAAATGGCGGAGTTCCATAATCTGTGTGTTTAACAGCGTACCATACATTTTTAGGTCCTAAAATATACCACCAACCTCTATCTGAATCAACTAGTTGGTATTCTCCTTTTAGTGAAACGTTTTGAAATTTACTAAAGTTTTTTGTTACTGGAGTACCATCTGGCCATAGTTTAGAACACGTTTGCGCTTTAAATGTTTTTCCATCAAATTGTCCTAGAAATATTTTTGCAGAATACCCTTCTTCTTGTTCATCTTTTGCAAATGTATTAATAGAATTTTCTGTGTCTTCATTTAATGATTCTAGTATTTTGCCATTCTTTTCAATTTCATGAATTGTTTCAGGCATAGAAGTGATTCTTACTCCAATATCGCCGGACCACTTGTAATTGCGATTTTGTTTTAATGAAGTATGATTTGCAAATATTCCACCTGGTAAATTTGTAATGATAGTTCCTTTTGGCAAGATAACATTAACATAATCTCCTATTTTTGCATTTTTAACATCTTTCTTTAATTCATACTTTTTATTATCTAATAATGTAATAGTTCTACCGCTATTTCCAGAAATTGTTTGTAGACTTGCTTCATTTATAAACTCTTCAAAAGATTTAAACTTTTTTAAGAACTCTTTGCGTCTCTTTTTTTCTTCTTCCTCTTCCTCTTTTGCATCTCCTCTTCCTTTTGGAACGTCTCCAGAACCTACTCCAGTTGGTGAAGGTAAGGCAGTTGCTCCCATTCCTCCAATACTATCAGGAGAAACCATTTCTTCAAGTTCATGATAACCATCATTTGCCTGCTTAATATAATTATAAGACTGTGAAATATGGTCCTGTAGCCATCCTGGTAGGTCCTTTTCCTCTCTTCCAATTTTTTGAAGTAGCTCTCCAACTGCTTTTGAAATTGCGTTAAGTTGACTCATTGCCATTCCAACCTCATGGTCTTCACCTTCTTTAACATAGTCAGGTAGTCCTTCATGTTTTGTACTTGCAAAATCTTTCAATTGCTGAAGTGTCATAGAATCTGCAAGGTCTTTAACCTCTTGGCTTGCATCTTTAGGGTCCATATCTCCTTTTTTAAGAGAGTATGCCATACCCATTAATTGTTGTTGTGCTTTACTTGTACTTGGCATGATTTTAATTTATTTTTATTATATATCACACTCTTAATTGGGGATCTTTTCTTGACCAGCCAAAGAAATCAAAGATTGAATTTTCAGAGTCTCCGGCAACTTTATTTCCCGTTGTAGTGCAAAATAGGCCATATTCATTAAGTTTATATCCCATTGCTTTTACTTTGGTTCTTTTGCGAATATTATAAAAAACAGGCCCAGTGGTTTGGTATAGACATGCGCCAAAAGAATCGCTATCGGTTAAAAATATATTGATTGGTCGTTCTTTATAGATACCAAATACCTTTTTAGTACCACCATAATCATAGTCAATTATACCTTTAATCTCTATTAGAAAATTATCGATGTCTTTAGGTATTACAACAATGTCAATATCTCCAACCTTTTCCGCGCTTCTACGAATAGAACCACTAATTTCTATAGAATCGCACATGTGTTCTATTTCGTGGATTAATTGGTGTGCCACAATTTTTGCATCAACTAGGCCCGTCTTTTCAAAATTATTTTTGGCTGTTTTCTTTTTCATATTTTTGCTTTTACTTTAATCCAATCTCTTTCGATGTTTGATATGTTTTCTCCATATCTCCAAACGCTATCTTTTAATTTTAGTACAATACCCTCTCTACCTAGAGATAATGCATTTTGTAGAATAGAATTAACTTCGTCAAATGATTTTGCTACTTCATGCTTAACCTCGATTCCAAAATCATTTTTTAATATTTTTAACCTTTCAATTAGGTTTAAACTCGGTTGGGATGGAATAAAAATATCAAAAATCTTAATTTCATAATCTCCACTTTTAATAGCACCTTTAACTTGGTATTCTATTTCCTCTGATTTGCTAATAATTTCACCATCTAATTGATAATCATAAGATTGTTTAGGGAAATAGGTCGTAATGTCAATCTTCTTTTTTGTTCTAGTAAAACATTCTCCGTTTTGGTTGATACATATTCTCCATCCTCTCCACTTCCATTGCACTAGATAATTTTCTAATGGAATTGATTTAAAGAATATTGTACCAGGCTTAGGCGGATAAAAGAACATCTTCGTAGAAATTTTCGTGTCTAGCAGTGTCTCTCATCTTAACATAAACTTTATAAACCTTGTCATTTGCGTTTATTTTATCACCTAATGTAAGTAACTCTTCATTGATGTGTTGTTTAAGTTTAGCCAATCCTAAAGGACCTACATTATTGATAATTCTATTTTCACTTTTAAAGTAGCTTGACGATTCGTGAATTTTGTCTCCATCTCGGGTACAACATACAATACAATCAACACCTTCTATGGCTCCGGCGGGTAGGATAAACGCGGGAAATCCGGCAAAAGGAATAGATTCTACAAGGTCGATGTTAGGATTATCGACGACACTATTTTTGTTTTTAAATCCCATTTTAGCAGCTGCAAAAAATGCTGCTCTACCTTGTGCAAGTGAGGCTGCTTCATTGTCATCATAACCTAGAATTTTGGCAGCTTCAAAATAAACTAGTGAACATAAAGGAAATCGATTAAATTTGTACATAATATTTCTTTGTTAAAATTAGATATGTAAATATAATCAAAAAAACCCAGATTAAAAAATCTGGGTTGTTAAAGTTTTGTTAAAGTTTTGTTATGCTAAATATTGTTTTTCATCACCTAACTTTGAATTTTTTAGGGCTGATGAAAACATGTCAGTATATTTTAATCCATCTAAATCTTTCATTCTTTTGGCAATAAACTTTGCAACGTCTGCTCCGTCTTTTGCAACGTTCTTTCCTAAGTAGTGAATTGCATTTCTTAAATCTGTTAAATCTTTAATAGGAAACCTACCACCTGGCATCGCTTCTCCATTTTTTTCTAATTCTTTTCTCTCTTGTGAAGTATACTTTTTTTCGTATAATTCATAAGATTCATGAATCATTGATTCATTTAAAAATTCTTCGTATAGTTTAATATGTTTCATCTTACTTTTGGTCTATTTGCATGATTTCAGAACCTCTGATTTCAACATTATTTTCTCCAATTTGGGCATCATATCCACCATAAATATCTTCTCCGCCAGCAATTGCAGTGTTTAACATACCTCCTAATTTTTTAGAATATTTACTACCATCAGCATCATCCATAAAACCGACGTTAATTACAAAGTCTCCAGGAATTCTAATATAAAGTGGACCTCCATCTCTATTTAATCCATTAATAGTATCTGGCTCCCATGAAAGGTTTAATCCTTGAACATGAACATAAACAACTTGGTCCATGTCTCTTACTGCCTTTTCAACTTCAGCTAGAATCATTTTTTGGGCATCTTTTCCAAAATCCCACCATGCTCCATTAACTTCTTCTAAAGTATCTGCCGCGTCTCCTTCAAAAGAGACTCTTTCAATTTCTTTTTTAAAAGCCTGCATAACTTTACCAATAATACCTTTAGAGGCATACGGCCCAGTCATTCTGTAGACTTTCTCATTTAAAAATTCTTCGTATAGTTTAATATGTTTCATATTGTATATCTTATTATGAATAGGCTTCGATGTCCCATTGAATTCTATCTAATGGTTTTTCGCCGTACGCTACATTTCTCTTAACCCAATCAATAAGACCTGGTTCAAACTTGGCATTTTGGGCCATATCATATGCGTGGTCTGCACCACCATCTCCTGACATGTTTTTAATCCATTTGTCATATTCCTTTTGGTTCCATTTTTTAGGCTTAGAATGTGGTCCATTACCTGCTGTAGAAAATGCGGCCATCGATGAACTTGGAATAAATACATCAGTAAGACCTGCGGTACCTGACTTACCATTGTCGTATCCAATCTTTTTTCTGAATTTAACTAGGGCATAATCAGCAGCCTCGATTTGACTGTTGCGTGACATTGCTCCAGTTTTTTTACCATAGGCTCTTTTAAGTTCCTCTTGTTTATCAGGGTCAGTTTCAAAGTGAATTTCTTTAATGCTATCAGTTCCCCAATCCTCATTTAAGGATTCATTAACAAAACTTTCAAATGTAGGTATGTGTTTCATAATTATCTTTGTTTTCCAATTGTTACTTGTCCCATTTGAATAGCCTTTTCGATTTGATCGTATAACTCTTGGGCATTTTTAATATCTTTTGTGGGAATCTCAAATTCTCCTTTTTTGCAAAGAAGAACGTAATACTCACCATTGTTAGTTATATTAAAATACTCATCTCCTGTCATAAAAGGAATTTTCTTTCCTCTAACAGAACCAGACCCTATTTCAATTGTTCCTTTAGAAGAATTTAATAGTTTAGCCACCTTGTCAAGTATTTTATCATCCGTTGTTTTAACTCCCTCCGGATATTCTATCTTTTCATTAACAAACTGTTCGAATAGTTTAATATGTTTCATCTTACCAAGCGTAATTTTTAGCTTCTACTTTCTTAACGTAATCAACGATTGTTTTAGAACTTTCTTTTAATCTACCTTCATAGAATTTTCCGCTATAACCGGTTGCAACTTCTTTTTCAGCATCAACAACGTATCCAACGTATCTGTTATATTCATCTAAGATATTTCTCATTAAATTAGAAGCATCGCTCATTTTGATTTCTCTACCTTTAGGGTCTAGTCCAACAATAAGTTCTCCATATCTTCCTTTTTCACCTTTAGATAGTGCATCTTTAATTTGAGTAGCAAGAGTATCAATAGCTCCTAATACAACTGAATCCATCGGCATTTCAGATGCTTTTTGCGCTAAGATTTGGTTATAACGGGCTTTGTTTTCTGCTTTAAAGTCTTTGTCACTTTGAAAAGCAGTAGCTCCTCTTTTATCATTAGCTCTTTGTAACTGAAGTGATGTTGTAGAATATCTTGCTTTAAGAACATCTAAGTCAATAACGTAAACGGTATCTGCTAGTTCAGCTACTTTAGTAAGGGAGGTAATTCCTGAACCATCGTATCTTTTAGAGTCTCTTTTATCAAAACCTGCTGCATCTTCTCTAGTTTTTGTAATTTTTAAAGTTTCTCCTTTTGTATAGCTATTGTATGCAGTTGAGTACCATTCATTACTTCCGTTAGTTATTGCTAATAAGGTATTTGATTGGATAATTCCATTATTATAAGTACTTGGAATACTACCTTCGATGTATGGATTTTCTTTTTGGTTATTTACTATATAGAAGTAAACACCATTAGCTCTTTTTTCTTTACGAGCAGTTTGAGGGTCCATTTCAATAATGTCATAATCTTCAATTTTGTCAATTGCTAATTTTGAAAAGTTATAGAATGCTCCTGCAAGGTCTTTAGTACCTGCGCTTCCTACTGAAAAAAGGTTAGCCAGTTTAGCACTTTTAAATGCCTCATTTAATGTACTTTCATTTAGTTTGTTTGCAACGAAATCCGCGAAAGATTCGTAAATAAATTTTGTTGTCATATCATTTATATTTTTATTTTCGTCTAAGTCAATTACCCAAGCATATTCAACATACTTGATAGCATCTTCTGGATTCACATCCCATTTAAGTGCCGCATCTAATACGATTTTTCTTGTGATTTTTTGGTTTGGGTATTTTGCAATTTCTTTATCAAATCCTCCAGGAACCCAAATCTTTGGGGCCTTTGTAGTGGCTTCTGAAACCATTACATTTTTAAGGATTCTTGAACCTGTTTTTGATAGTGATATTCCATCTTCAGATACGTTAAAACACTGAGCGTTTCTTCTCAACCATCTTTTAGAATCTGTGGTCATTTCTTTAAGAATATTATTAAAATCTTCCTGTGAAACTTTACCATCTTTAATAGCCTCTAACATTCTGTTACGAACTTTAGCAGCTTTACCTACAGTAACTGCCGGATTTTTATCAGTATATTGTCTTTTGATTGTAACGTTTCTTTCATTAACTACTGATTCGTTTAAACCAAACTCTCTGATATCGTTTTGTCCATTGTCAAATGATTTTTGAATAGAGTCTAGTGCTTCTTTTCTATCGCTTGATTTTTCAAAACCAATTTCACTATCAGTAAATGCTCTTGAATATTTTTTCCATGAGTCTTTTGATAAATCAGCAACTTTTCTTAAGTTGATTGCTGTAGATTCTATACGATATCTTCCAATTGTTCCGGCTGGGTAATTGTTAGTTGATAAACCTAAAAATAATTTAGCCTCATCTAAAGAAGATTCTTTAATAATTTTATCATCTTTATGGAAAATGTATTCCATTTTCTTACCAGTTTTCTTGAATTCACCAGTATAAGAAACTTCTCCATCTTTATTTTTAAAAACTTTATCAACTACAAATTCTCCATCAGATGAAGCGTATGGAATTACAATACTTCCTTTTTTAACGGTAGCCTCATTTGTAACTGATTCATTCGCCATCATCTTTTTAAAACCTTTTGCAATAGTTTTAATATCGTCTTTAATTTTACCTAAAACTGGATTTTCGCGAATGGCCATATTTACAACATTACCATTTTTGTAAATGTTGTATGAACCACCATCAAATTCTTCGTCATTATAGTCTAGGTCAAAACCATCTTCCTCTAATGTTCTTTTATTTACTGCCCATTTTCCATTTTCAGGGTCTACACTAGCCGCAGCATCTGCAAATTTTTGAGCAATTTTAAGTGTCTCATCTTTAGTAAGTCCAGCAGGTCCACCATAAGTTGAGGTACTACCTTCGTTTAGGAATTCATTAAAATTCATAGGATTTCTATATTTATTTATGTTTTATATATCTTTGTTAATAAATTGTTCGAATGTCATAATTTCATTGGAAGCCGATTCAGCTACTACTCCCATTGCATCTTCAATTTTAGATTTTAGTTCATTGTACATTCTATGAATTGCGTTTGGAGTTAAATTGTTAAATAGTTTTTCGTCTCCATCTAATAGCGCATTTCTAACTGCAGTAGCCGAAATATCATCGTCAGTTCTTGGAATTTCAAAAAGTCCAAAATCAGCTCTACAGTTTAATTGGTCTCTATATGCATCATTATTAACTTGATAACCATAACTTGTCATTCTATCACTTCCCGTTCCCCAAAGTACTGGCTCATATTTAGGTCTCATTTCATTAAACATAATATCGATACCTCCGGTTGGAACTACAAATATTTCTTTAAGGAATGGATATTGTTTTTTAACATTGTTGAACATATCAATTTGAGTCTTTTCATCGTATGGTCTGCTAAATTCATCACCTTTCTTTTTGGTTTTTGATTTAACAAGGAATACAACTACAGGGAATCCATTCTCTTTATGTATAGTTTCTAAAACTTTTGCATGTCCCAGTGTAAATGGCTGAAATCGTCCAACAAACATGTTTACTGGTTGTTTTCCTTGTTCAACATGAGTAAGTTTAAGTGCCTCGTTTAAGTCAACTGAGGATTTAATTCTATTACGTAACATGTAATTTTGGAAATCATAGATTGCATTTTCATCAGTATTTTCAACAAATATCTTTTCATTAATTTTTTCGATGATTTCGTTTAAACGTTCCATAGTATCTGTGTCTATTAAATCTGAAGTTTTGGTTCGCTTCTTTCTAAAAGAACCTAAAATCATTTTAAAAAGTTCTGCTAAAATATCATTTGAAACATATTTTAGGGTTTTTTCATCAGTAATATATTTGGCGTTTAATTTAAAAGATTCTGCTGATGAAAATTCAGCACTTTCAAAATTAACTCCAATATATTTTGAAGAGTTTTTGTCGACATATTCATTAAATATAATCGACATTATTTCAAGATATCGATAATCTGCTCTTTCGTCTTCGAGTTGAACTTCATCGATTTTAAATTGAGTTATAAATTCTAAAAAGTCAGTGACTGCAATTTGATACATGTGACTTGAAGAGTTATCGATTGTATTTTTTCGAATAAAGTCCTCTAATTTAAAAGATTTAATAGATTTTTCATCAATAAAATTAACAACCAATCCATCAAATTCGTCTTCAATTCCAGAATTTAGGGCAGTTTCAAATGCACTATTGTTAAAAAGTTTAACTATTTTACTAGTAAAACTTGTTTTGTCTTTTGTCTCCTCTAAATAATCAAATGTTTCGCTAAATTCTCTATCGCTCATTCCAAGTAATTCTAGTAACTCATCCCGTTGTAATTGAGATAAATAGCCATCAAAAATTACACTTGGCCGTTGAACATCAAGAATTTTTGCCCATTTATTTAAGATAACCGGGTCATTTATAGTTTTCTTAACCTTATCGCCTTCTCCTATTTGTTGAATGTGAGTTAGGATTAAGTTATTTTTTGGAGTTTTTTGGTATTTAATTTTAGATACATTAACTTCTGGTAGGTATTCAAAACCAAATCTCCAATCAAGTGGCATTTGGTTTTTAGTAGAGCTTGGTAAACTTTGCATATAGTTGATTGCAATCTCATATAGAGAAATAATAGTTCGGTCAACTAAATTTAATTTGTCTGAATTTGAAGATTTAAAATATTCAAATCCATCAAGATTTCTTTTAACAAGAAATGTAGGTGCAGAAACTTTCTCAGTTACTAACACCCTATTTTTTAACATTTCAATAAAGGTTTCTCTATTGGTTTCGTTAAAATACTCTCTTAATTTTTGTAATGCCATTATCTTCCGTATTTTATAATTCCCATTAATTGATTAATTGCAGCGAATGTTCCTGTTAATTTGTACATGTGTCCTTTGTATGAAAATACGATACCTTCAGTCGGTATAATAGATTGGATTCCTCCAATTCTCTCTAATCTGTCAAGTTCTTTTGCAACCTTTTCGATTTGAGTAAGGTCTCCATTTAGTTTAATTTTGTCGGCTTCGGTTCGGATTTCGTTATGTAGTCTTTGCATTTCTTTTTCAGGAGAAGCAGCAACAAAATTACTTGCATTCTTTAAGATAACACTTCCCAATTCTAAGAAAAGGTCTTCAAATGGTCGAATGTTTTCTTTAAATTTTACTTTAAAGTCCTCTTTGTCGAACTTTTTAACGGCTTCGGCTTGTTCCTTTGTTAACTCCTTGTCTAAAGAACGCATGTTTAATGTTTTCTTGTCGTCATATGCCCATCTTAACAATAAACCTTCTTTGATATTCTGGGGTAGGTCACCAAATATTGTTTCAATTTGCTCTCTCCACCACATTTCATGGTAGCGAGCAACTGAGTCAGCATCGGTTAATTTATAACGATTTTTAAGAGTATCTAGTTTTCCTAAGAATTTAGACTGATTCTCTTCAAAATTTATATCTTTTTGTAGTTTAATAACTTGTGGAGGGATTATTGTAAATGTTTTTCCAATGTCAGCATTTAAAGATTTAAGAACTCCGGTAACACTTTTTGCCGCACTATTGTCGTCTCCAACTATATTTCCTGCGCCATCAGTCTTCTTGATACCATGAAATTGAATTACGTCAACGTCATAGTGAATAACGTTAGGGTTAGCAGAATATATCAACTCCATGTTCATGAAGTTCAGACCATTCTGGAACACTTCCTCTTGTGTTTTAGCCGGTAACTTTATAAGCAGAGTTGCTAAATCAGTGGCTGCAAATTGGAAAGTATCTTGTACTAATTTACTTGCATGTCCTTCAAATTTATTTTGAAAATCCTTAAGGCTCATTGGAGTTTGCAACTCAGTTTTATTTCTGGCAAATTTAACTTCACCATTTTGAATAGTTGCAAAAACGTTTTGACCGTCAGTTTTTTCAGTAGGCTCTTCTTCGAAGTTTAATTCTCCTTGAAGTCCACCAATAATCATATTCTTGAAGTCTCCGAATGTTAGGTCATTGTTATCGAATGGATGAGACATGTGTCCGGCAGCTCCACCTTCTAATAGTAACCGTTCATTCAATTTAACTTCGTACCTTTCGGTTATGAACCGGTTAAAATTAAGGATTCTTTTTTTCATATTATAAGCTTTCTAATTTTTTACTTAAATCAAGTATGTTTGCATTAATTCTTATTTTTTGATTATCAAGGTCAAGAGCTGACATTTTAAGAGTTGCTATTTGGGCTTGAATTGCAGATTTTGGGTCATCTACTTTTTGGTTTAAGTCATTAACTTTATTTCTAAGTTCTTTTCTTTTTAAGAGTAGATCGGATGCTTTTAATGAAAGATCAGCTCTTGCATCAGAGTAATTAGATTCTGCAACACCATTATTTCCTTCCATTCCATCATATACAGAGTTTAAGTTTTCTAAAGAAACTGTTAATTGAGAAAACATCCAAGACTCTAGTTGTTCTCCTTCTGTCATTCTCTGTTTAATCATGCCTGCATATTCTGCAATTTTTTGAAGTTGACCCATAGTCATATCATTTAATTCGGCTAGGGTATCTCGACCCTCTGCTTCATTTAAGAACTCTTCAAATAGGTTAATATGTTTCATAGTGTAAATATAATAAAAATACCTGACATGGTAAAACATCAGGTATTATTTATTTAGATTATTTTTAAGATTCCTGAGCGATCATTGCATCAATAATATCGAATGAGATATATCCTTTTGCTTTAACAAATTCTTTTGCAAGTTTAAGGACTTTCTTTTCTCCAGCCGGTGTTACCTCATTATCTGGACCATCTTCATTGTTATCATTCCAATCTTCAACGGCAGCTTGTACGTCTTGTTGGATTTGCATACCAGTTGGGTTTTTCGTTTTTTGAGCTCCTTCTTGGTAATCTTCCCAGTAGTTCGCATCAAATCCTTCAGTAACTACTGATTCTCCTAATGAGCTTGTTAACGTTCCAACACATGCTCCGTAATCATCACCACATTTTTTAAGAATTCCATCAACTACTTCAGTAGCTTTAGCCTCATCAAAGTCATCTCCAAATGCTTTTTTCAAAACAGCCATTGCGTATTCTTTAAATTCATCATCAGAACTAACTTCAGCTTCATTAACTATTGATTCAAAAGTAGCTGTAATTCCTTTAATTTTATATTCCTTTGATAATGCTCCTAATTTATTATAAAGTTCATCTAGTTCATATTCAACTAAATGCTTATAGCCTTTTTTAATGTTAATGTCTGCATTTCCAGATCTTGCCATATAATCATCTTTACCTTCAGCAACTACAGATTCTTTAGCAGATCCAGCGGCTTTAGCTCTTTTTGCTTGTAGTTTTTTAAGTTTTTCTGTTTCTTCTTGGCGAGCTTTAAAGGCTTTTAATTTTTTTAATTGTTCAGCTCTACTTGTTTTTTCTGCGCTTGGATCTTGACCTTCAGTTAAAGATTCTTGAACATTGTTTTCCCACCATGCTTTAAGTGCTTCAAAATCTTTACGACCCATGTTAGAAAGAGTATACTCTACTATGTCATTATCGTAATCATCTGCTTCATCTTTGAAACCTCCTGGAGTATCGATGTAATCTTTACCCATGATTCTTTTAATTCTAACCTCTGGCATACCATCAATTTCCTCTAAGAACTCTTCAAAGTCTTCAGTTGATTTGAATTTTTCAGCTTCATTAACTACTGATTCAATTAATTCCATATTGTATGCATTTGAAATATCTGTTTTAATTTCTCCAGTTTCTTTTGAATGCAATTTCATAGTTTTACCATCAGGATTTAATTTAATGAATGTAACTTCACCATAGTCTGATGTGTATTTGTGGTTTGGCTTCAAGTCTTTTGCTTTACCTTCGTAAACAGTTCCAGCAACTTCTTCAGGTTTGTTAAATTTCTTAACAGATTTTTTAACAGTATTTAATTGTCTAACAACAGAATCAATAACTCCAGTATCAATATCGTTTCCAGCAGCAGCGCTGCTATATAAGTTAGTTAAATTTTGAGATGCTAAATATAATTCATTTCCAATAACATCTTTTGGTAATCGGTTGAATGCTTCAGAAACTACTAATTCTAAATCTTTATCTTTATCGGCGATTGTTGCATCAAGTTCAGCTTCTAGGGCTTTCTTCTGAGCAGTCATCTCTTTTAATTTTCCAAGTAACATTTCTTTAGCAGGACCTTCAGCGGCTTTCCAATTTTGTGCGGTAGCCTGCATTGTAGTTGTCAGTTTAGACCAGTCATATTGAATTTTAGCAATTGTACGAGCCTCATTAACCAAAGATTCATTTTTCTTTTGGCTTGCTTTTAAATCTGCAAGTTCTCCTTTTAATTTAGGGTCTAATTGTCTTTCAATTCCCCAGTTAAAACTTGCATTTATCAACATATTCAATGGTAAGTTTTCATTTTTCTTACCAAACGCAGATGTACTAATCCAGTTTAAATAATGGTCAGCTAATTCTTTTGATAATTTGATACCTTCTGCTTCTGAAGAATCTCCATCAACAATTCCTTTAAGTAATTTTTTAGCCATTCCATGCTTACCTTCATTTAAAGATTCTTGTATGAAACTAATATCTTTAAGATAAAACTCATGGTCTGAACCATCCTGAGTATATCCTATAAAAGAATCACCTTTGTCACCTTTTAATTCTGCAGGGTTAACTGAGTACCAATCGTTTCCAACAAAAACTTCTACAGGTTTTCCACCAATTTGAGTATAAAGGTCATTTGCAGTTTTACCAGTAAATTTACTTCTTTTAGCCTCTTCAATTTCGTAAGTTTCACCATCAACTTCAAATTCATCTTCGTCATCTTCTTTTGCTTTTTTAACAGCAGCTCCAAACGCATTACCTTCTTTAAGACCTGTGTCTTTTTTAATGGTTACTTTATATTTTTTACCATTAAATTCAAACTCAGATTTTCCATCTTGTTTAGCTTTACCGGCTGCAAATATAAATGCATTTCCCTCTTCTAGTTTTTTAGGTTCTCCTAATTTATTAAGTTCGTCTTCAATATCTTCTGCTTCATCTTCTGAAACGTTTCCAAACATTTTGTTAATTAAGGCTTGTTTTTTCTCTTCATCTAATTCAGATAGAGATGTTAAACCCATTTCATCAAGGATTGCTCCAATTTTACCAACAGTTTCCTGTCTTTTTGCATTGTTTGTTTCTCTTAGTTTCATCGTAGCTTCCTGATTCTTAACTTCAGTAAAACTCTTAAATGTAGAGATTTTGTTAACTTGTGCCATTTTTAATATGTTTTTTTATTACGTTATTATGTTTATATATCCCCATCAAAATCCACTTTCTTTACAGTGTATTCAAATTTCTCTTGTTTGTATATTGATTGTCGCACCTTTCCGTGCTTGTATAAATAATTATCCCATTCAACTGTTCTAATATCATCAACAAAATCAACAATTAACACCTTGTCTTTTGAGTGATGTTGTCTCAACCCCCGTCCAATTGATTGTCTAATAATCACTTCTGACTTGAATGATTCTGTGAAAAATATGTTGTGGATTTTCTTGATTGAAATACCTGTAGAGAATGTTCCAAAACTTGCAACAATTACAATTTCCTCTCCAGCCTCCATCTTCTTTTTGTATTCCTCTCGGATTTCTGAGGCCGTACCACCATCAACATAAAATACTCGTTTGTTGCTCTCTTGCCTTAACTTTTCATATAGTCTCTGGCCATGTTCGATTCGATGAAAAAGTACTAATGAGTTCCTAGGAACTCTTGCAATTACGTTTGAAATAAAATTAAGTCTTGCCTCACTAGTGATTACAAAGTTTTGTTCCAATGAGAACACATCTTTATTTTCATATCGGTTTTGGGCTAATTCCATAAAGGCTGTTCGCTGCTTTGGAGTTGCATAGTTCATTTCAATAACCTTAACTACGCATTGCGCAATATGTCCTTGCTCTTGTAGAAAACTTGCCTTAACCTCACTAATAACAGGTCCGGTTTGGCTCATTAGGGTTAATTTGTCAAGTGTTCCATCTTTTGGAATTGTACCTGAAAGTCCAAACCTATATTTGGCATTAACGCACTTGCTCAGGATTTCTTTAATACTTGCTCCTTTTGCCTTGTGAGTTTCATCAACAATAACTGCGTCGAACTCTGCAAAATAGGCAGCGTCTTTTTTAATCAATGATTGATAGGTCCCAATAATTATATTTTTGTTCTTTTTAACCTCTTGTCCTGCAAATATTTGTTGGATTCTTAGGTCAATTCTATTTTTACAATTATATTCATGGAAATCTTCATGGGCTTGTACAACCAATGAAACATTTGGTACAATAAAAAGAATCCGTTGGGCATGTCCTTTTTCAAGCATGTATGCAACGGTCATGAAGCTAATAAGTGTCTTACCTGCTGAAGTTGCAAGTTCTGCTAGACACTTTCTAAATTTTAAAATGTTATATGCAGTTTCTATTTGATAATCACGAGGTGTAAACTGTGAACCTTTAAAGAATTCTAGAGCCCATTCCTCAAACTGTTCTGCATTAATATTGGAGTCAATAAGCCTCTTAATACCCTCGATTTTAAGTTCATATCGGTATTCTTTACATATTGTCATAACATGACGCCAAAGTCCGGCTGGAATCCATTTATCATCTTTAATATATGATACGTATCCATCCCAAACTCCGCGTTTTACTAGAGGGTGAAACCTCCAGCTTTCTATTCTTTTGGTCAGAGAGATTCTAATCTGCTCTAACTCAATTTCAGATGCTTCATCAATTCTTAAAAATTGATTGTCATCCGTTAATGTTAAAATCAAATCTCATTTGATATTTTTATAAACGACTAATGTCCAACCTGTTTTTGATTGCAAAGCCCATGTTGTCGAGTGTTTTAATTGATCCCTCAAAAAAACTTTTTTGAGTCACTAATAACTCAAGGATATTTGTATCGTCTGCGATGTCTGCATCGACGAATTTTTCGCGCATTTTATCGGTGAGTTTATAGTCATAACTATAATACTCAATCCATTTATCTTTATACTTTCGGTCTACTACTGATTTTTGGGTTTTGATTCTATTACCCATGGTTGCTAGGTGTTCAACCAATATTTGTCGATAACTAAGTGTGAATGCACTTACACTCTCTAAATTGTTACCTAATTTAAGTTCCTCAGTTAGACCTTTTATTTTTTGGGTCCAATCTTCTCTTTGTTTAATTAAGTATTCATCAAGTTGTGTTATCTTGTCTTTGACATCTGTCATATACTGTGCTTTTTAAAAAAGTGAATTTCCTTTATTGTTTTCCTTAATGAACACTGAACTTTTTAACCGGGACTTTAACCTTGGCTTAGTCATTTTAAATTCTTTTTCAGTGTGGGAATATTTTGATGTACTAAAATCTAGCATCATCTTAATATTCTTTCTTTTGTTTTTTTCGTTTTCAAAATCTTCGAATTCTTGGGCAACCATTTCTAAAAAATCTATTTTTATCATAGGTAATATGCATCTAGTCGAGAGTTAGTAAAATACTTTTGAATCTGTGCTAAGCATTTATTTTTTGTTAGCCAAGACGCGATCACCAAATCGTTTAAATCACCTATTTGTTTAGGATATTTATCTCTTTCATCTTTGTTCAATTTTTGCAAAAAGTCTTCCCAGTCCTTGTCAATTTTTGTATCTTTAAAGAACTTCTCCCATGTAAATATTTGTTTGCCTCTTCGAATTTTCTCCATCATCTTCTTTTTACCGGTAGTATCGTTATCAAACATATATCGTATTGTAGGTATCTCATCAAATTCAAGGGTTGAACGACCTGCTGTTGCTAATCCAATTGAATTCTGCATAAACATTGCATCAATAGGTCCTTCAAACATTGTAACTTCACGTTCAAAGTCAACTGTCATTACTCCAAAAAGGGTTGAAAGTTTCTTAACGCCAATCAATTCTTCATCAGTCAGCACAATCTCCCGTTGAATCTCTTGATACATCTTCTCAAGGTCATAAGTTAAATAACGAGAATTAGAACGCTTGTCGATTGAACGAGTTTGAAAGCCGATAACTTTATCATTTGGTGCTATATTGAGAACCACAATTCTTTTATCTTTAGGCGAATACATAAAACGATTCATCTGTGAAGCCAATAATCTATTTTTAAGATAAAAAAATGCAGGGTCTCCTGGTTCGACTTCTTTAAATTTAAACCATTCCATAAGTTCTACTCTTGTAGGAGCCATATCGTAAGTCAATTTAAAAACATCATGTTCAAGTACTTCAATTTCATTAGTTTCCATTTTATGCTCTTGAATATAGTCAATAACTTGAATAGAATCATCGGTACTTTGAAATTTTATATGATGGTCTTTTAATAATTGGTATGCATTTGAATGGACGCCGCAGTTAAAACAATGGAATTGTAAGGTGTCCCAGTAGAGATTTCCACGCTTCTTTTTATGGTCAGTAGTCGAGTCACCACAATAAGGACATGCCATTGTAATTCTACCTGGCATCTCTTTAATCATATGCTTGCTTGGCTCGTGGTGAGCTTTTACAATTGCTTGTTTTACCAAGCTCCTGATTTTTATCTTTAAATCTTCTGTGATTTTTTGACTCTGCATACTATTATATAGAAAAAAAGGGCTAAGTTTAATTAGCCCTTTAGTTTATAAAATAACTTTGATTAAATATCTAAGTCGTTCAAGAATGAATCTAAGTCATCAGATGAATCTACATTAGTAGAACCTCCTGGAGTTCCTACCATTTCGGATGGGAATTCAAAGTCGCTAGATTCTGAAGTTGGTTCAGATTTTGCTGGAGCTTTTTTAGCTGCAGGTTTTGAAATAACTGAATCTATTGAACTTCCTGGATTTAAGTAATTTCTAAGAATAGAATTAACAAAATCAAGAGTTTCTCCGTCCCATGCTTTGTATTCGTATGGCTCTAGACTTGGAGCCGATTCCAATTCTGCTTTAATAGCACCCATTGATTCAGGAGTACGTGTTGCACCTTTACCATCAATTTCAACTGGTGAAGTTTTTGAAGAGAATTTTGATTTATCGTAGTTGTTAAATTCTCCTTGTCTTGTGATAATCAATTCGAAGTTTTTACCTGCAAATAGGTCAAATACTTGAGTTGGTTCACCAAATGCTGGTTTTAATTCCTCATCAATTTTCTCTTTGATTTTGTAACCAAATTTGAAAACTTTGTATTGTCCTTCTAGTTCAGGATTTTGTGGGTCTTTAATAATTTTAATAAGTGCAAAGTATTGCTCACGTCTTTTAAGTTTATCACTCATTTTACGGTCAACTGCTGAGTCACTTTTACGTAACTTAAAGAATACGTCTGCGATAGGACATGGAGCTCCAATTGTCGATGGAGAATCTACCATTTTACCGTCACCATTAGCATTAGTTAGCCAATGTACGTATTTTTTCACTAAAGAGTTTCGTGGGTTTGTTGGGTTTGGAACAAAGCGAATCATTGCTTTATAAGTTCCATCCTTACCGTCATCTGCGGTAGGTTTGTAAAGATCGCTTCCAGATGAAGCTTGTGTTTCGTGTGTGTCGACGTCATTTACGCCAAGATTAAAAATGTCAAAATCTGCCATGTCTTTAATTGCTTTAATTTAGTTAAACTTTAATTTAATAAGTCTTAAGGGCCCTTTAATTACTTATGATAATTATATAGAAACTATCTTTTTTGTTTCAAGAATCTATATGAATTATATATCTTTTTTATTAGGGAAACCTGTCCCTGAAGACATAAAGTTACCTTCTTAAAATATTTTTTAAGATTCTTGAAACAAAAACTCATACGTTGAATATAACTAAAGTCTTTAAGCCTCCGGGTAAAATAGAGTCCGGGCTAAGTGGTTCAGAAAATAGGCATCCACCAAATCATCTAAAGGTTTTGGGACTTTTTTAGTCTCTCCGATGTGGGTTTTACAGTATTCAAGCAGTGACGAGGATTCAAGCACTGAATCGTTTAAAACGTTATCCAGGAATTTAACCCAAAGTTCATCCTTCTTCATGTTACCCTTACCTGCATGTTTCTTAATCGTCGAAGGCGCGATGGTCATCATATCTTGGACTTTAAGCCTCGACATTAACTCCATCTTTAGGATTGCAGCTCCAGCCGCCATATCAATAATATTATTAGTTCCACCTGAAGAACCATAAGAGGAACCTTCAAAGGCAATCACAAAAGGTGAATCATCGCCTGCAATTTCAATAATCATATTAATAATGTCACTTGCAGTCTGGGTGTGTCGCTGGATTTTAATCATCTCGCTTTTAGAATAGGCCTCGTTATTCGTCCAATCCGGCTGATGAGTAATCCTGGTATCTTCAAGCAAGTCTAATTCTTGTTGAAGTTTCTGTTCGGCTTTGGTGCCTGTGTTTGGTTTTAAATACCCAATAAAATAGTACTTGTTCTCTGAGAAGATACAAATACCTGGTGAATTTAGGGAAAAGTCAATTGTTACGAAATTCATTTAGATTTTACTACCAAGAGAAGAACCAAGAGCGGCTCCTACTAGTCTTGAGGTTAACATATCATACATTATACCACTTTGGATTCCTAAGATATTGGCAATAGTTTTACCAACAGTTTTACCAAGAGCGAAACCTGCAAGTCCACCAAAGATACTACCTAAAATACCTTCATTAGTAATCTCTTCATTGAATGCTTGGATATTATAAGTTCCATCTACGTTTTTATACGTCTTTGAAAATTGCTCTAGGGCTGAGTCAACTTTAGCTTCAAGTTCTTCGGTCCATTCGGTTTGAAGGGATTCGTTTAAGACCTGTAGTTCTGTCTCCGTTATGTCTTGTTCTGCTATGTAATCTAAAAATGTTTTCATGTTTAATCTATTTCTAATATTATATTAAATTTGTTATAGTAAAAATTCAGGTCAAATGTTGTAAATTCTGCAATATTTGAACTCATATTAAGTTCTAAATCTGAAATTGAATTAAGTATTGGTTTTTCAAAAACAGCACTCATTAAGTGAATCCCCTCTGCATCCATTATTTGAAGCTTGATATCATTGATGAAAGGTTCTTTAACTGTCTTTGAATAATAATACAATAAAGTGTCCTGCATAATCCAGTAATTTATATAACCATCTAAGAGTTGCATTGTTACTTTAAACTGTCTATCAATCGTATTCTGGATTGGAATTGAACCTCTGTGATATGTTATTGTACCATCATTTGGCGAAACTTCAATCGGGTCAAAACTAATTCCTGGAAGACCAACACCTTGTATCGAATAGTTTATAAAATCGATAGGTTCTGTAATTAAATTACCTGGTATTCTATTCAAATACTTCTTATATTTATCAGCAACCTCTTTAGGAATAAAAGTCCTAGGAAACTTAAAATTGAATAAATTATTTCTACTATTTAATATCATTATATGATGTTTACGTTTCCGTAGTAAAGCAGTGACTCAGTACTTCCGTTTTTAATATTAATATAAAATTTGTCTGCAAATTGATTTGTATCGCTTTGGTCAAATCGTACTGCTACACTTTTTGGAACTTTAAAGAAAACTTCTCCAACTCCTAAATCGACTCCTGGAAAACTAGGATCGTGGGATATTTGTTGTTCAATAGTTCCACTCTTAATAATAAGTATCAAATCCTCAGCATTAACTAGACTTATACTCTTCATAGAGTCTCCATCAGGTTGGGCAACTTTAAATTTAATATAATTATCAGAAACCTTTGAAAGATTAATAATCCCATCTCCTTCTTTTTTATAATCCATTGAAGTTGTATCATTTACTGCAGCGCCATCCACCGTTACTTGAGTACTGCCTCCCATAATTCTATAAGTATCAAGGGCGACAGGAACGTATTTAGTTTCTCCAACGCTAGGTCTTATAGAATTTACAAATTGATTAAGTTCTCTATTAACACTAGTATTTGGTAAGGTATTATAGACCACACTTGGAGCAAAATTAGAATTAAGGGCCAATTTTAATAATTTCTTACCATATTTTTTAGGTTGTGCATATATTAAAGAAGCCGTCTTTACTATTTGAGTATTATCGGTTTCATTGTAAATTCTCATATTGACGGATAATAAGAAGTTACTTGACACTGAAGAGTTTAAAATAACTGGTCGGAATACAATAGCTTCATCATAATTCGAAGTCTGTGTAAAAGTATTATTAAACGTATTAATATAATTAAGACCTAATTGTTCTGCGACTTGAACTTCGTAAAATATGGTAATGTCATCTCCGGAAGTTGCAATTCTTCCAGTTATATAATTTTCAAATGCTGGTTGATTCCCATTATAAGTCCCATAGATTTTAAAATAATCTCCATCCGTAGCATGTTCAACATTAATTGAAATATCTGTATATTCATCTTCTTGCGCTAATATTAATGATTTTCCTTCAGCAACATTAATATAATCATAACCTCCAAGATTAACTTTGCTATCAATTAATTTAAAATCAAACTCATAATTTGCAGTTGTTGGAATAGAATTTGTTCCAGATGCTCCAAAGAAGGTGTTTTTAAATAATTGATTTTTACTTGTACCGGCTGGAAACATTTCAACTAATGAAGGAACCTTTATTTCAATATATTTAGAATATGAAGACTCTCCTAATATAAATGGATTTGGGTTTTGAATTTCAAAATTTGAAGTGTTTAAATAAACAGTTGAATTAAAATAATTATAAACTCCAGAGTTTCTTTTAACTTTAGTTTGGAATAAGAATCCATCGTAACCTCTACCACTAAAAGAGTACCCTGTTCTTAAGTGTAATCTAATAGTGTCATACAAAACTGCCGGAACAACCGCATCATCTACTATTTGCAAATTAGAATCAGATCCTAACCATTCGGCAGAATCTAAATAGTCCAATCCATTTCCAAGAAGTGCCCATGTACTTGCTTCATCTGTTGGAACTGCATAGTATCTACCAGACTGTCCTGCTCCGGTTCTAATATCATTTCCAGTGTCTGCTAATGGAACTGAAAATAAGGAACTTGCACGATTTGAAACTTGAATTTCACCTCCAGTAAATTGGGTTCCTGCTAGATTAGTATATTCATATGCATATTTTCCATTAGTAGTTGGCGTATAAATGTAAGTATACGTTGATCCTGATTGTGATAAATATCCATTTCCTCCAGGAATAGTAAATCCTGATTTTTTATTAATACTAACATCACTTAAATCAAATTTATAAGTACTTCCATTTTTTAACAATAACATACGAGATGCAAAATTATTAATAACAACATATCCATTCGATGTTGTTACTGTAAACTCTACAACATCTGCACCCAGTTCATGTATTAAAAATCTTGACGCACTTGTATTACCATCTACTGTATCTAAATACTTGATTTGACTCCCATTATTATCGTTCTCAATTTTGACCAAATCAGGTGTCGATTGGTCATGATACATGAATTCTAATAATACGTCGTCGTCTAATTTAACGAACCTTGATGATTTTGCCATTACTCTATAATTTTTTAAAACCTAAGCCATTTTGGAGACCATATAAGTCCTACATTTAATGAAGGTCCGATACTAACCACTTGATTATTGTTTAGGTTAATTCCATATCCAACTCCAACTCCGAGTGACCAACCTGATTTTTTCTCAAGTTTTTGGTTTAATTTGTCGTTAACTAAATTAATATTTTCAATATTAGTAAATAATACTCCAGGAGACGGTGATGTGATTTTTAATTTGTTAACACCTTCTTCGTTTATAATTGCAGCCTTAAGTTCAATTCCCTGCTCAAAGTTAAATTTATTTGAAAGAACTGAGATATTATTAGTCTTTTTATTTCTTAAAAGGTCAACAGTTCCATTAAACTTACTCCAATTATATTTATCCCATTTTTTTTCATTACTAATCGATATTGTCGCAGTTGAATCACTTGTTTGAACAACTGAACTTTGGGCATTAATAATAGAATCTTTTACTTTAATTTCGGCTCTTAGTAGAGAATTTACTCCTTTAAGGTCTTTATTAAGACCCAAAGATTTTTGATACTTTCCAATAACCTCCTTATTTTCGGCAGTTAGAGTATTAATATCAAACTCATAGCCTAGTTTGATTGCAACTAGTTCGCCATTCTTATTTCTTTCAAATTTAATGGTATCTTGAGACGCTTTAAGATTATTATAATTTCGGGTTGCAACCTTTTGTGCATTTTCAGCGTCCTGTGTAAGAGTTGAATTTCGATCGCATTGATATGTTAATAATAAAACAAGAACTATTAGGACTATAAATTGTATAGTGTTCTTATTTGTCGGAATGTATTTTTTAAAGTCTATCATATTAGTTATTGTATTTATTATTAATTCCAGACTATAGCAGGATCGCCAGACCAAGGCATTCCTCCCCTGAGGTTATCTCCACCCGGTAAAGGAGTTTGCACTATATACTGTAAATATACGTAATGTCGGCTATCATTTGTTGGCTGCCTAGAAAAAGTACCGGTAACACTAGTACGATCTTGTAACGCAATTCTATTGCTATCATGGGAACTATAAGAAGTACTAGGATTCGCAATAGAGTTAACGACTAAATTAAAAGCAGGCAGACTACCAGGCAGACTCTGAAATTGTCCAGTAACTACTGCATTGGTTCCACTATAGTAATTTTTACTCTGTAAAATATGAACTATTATTTCAACGGGAAATCCTGTCCAATTTTCTACTGTAAGGGTTTTAGATACTAATCCGGTGCCACTAGTATGATCAATTTCAGTTTCTCCATCAGAAACATAAGAAATAAGCGGACTATATGAAAAATCATTAACATTTATAGCATATGGAATTGTTGTTCCCGCTGAAGTAGTTAATGGAAGTCCAGATAACTTAACAGTCATCGTTATTGCCGTAGCAAAATCGGTTACTGTAACTCCTTGATTTGATAAAACTGAATTCAAAATAGTTATAGTTCCTCCTCCCGCAGGCGGCTGAATTATTCCACCTATTGGATTATTTGTTTGAATCCAATAATATGGAGTTGTTTTATATACTAATTGAAACGTAGCCCCCGTATAGAAATTATAGGATACAACCGTTGATTCCGGAGTAACACAGGTTATATGAGTACTATTTGTTCTATTAAGTGTTATATTCACAGCAGCCTCAAGTATAAAATTAGACGTATCAATATTTAAAGTTAGCGCTGTTGCATTAGCCGGATGTGAAGTTACATTAAAAGATATAGTAATTGTAGTTGGATATAATCCTGAAGCTACAGTTATACCTGTAATTTGAATTCCACTTATTAATCCAGTAATATCAGCCGCTGTTGGAATTGGTGTTTTCCAATAATATCCAAGAGGGGCAGTAACGGTTGCCGTAAATGTATAAGATTCTCCTGCACCTTTGTTAGTTACACTGAATAAAGGGTAGGGGTCTGGTATTAATTTAGGTGCATCAGCCTTTGTGTCATTTAATACAATTGTTAACGGCACTGGAGTAGACTGTCCTTCTCCTCTATCAAACCAATATAAATCATTTCTACCCAAATAAATAATTTGAGGGATTTGTTTAATTCTAAAAGTTCCATTTGTAGTTCCAAGTCCTATGTATGTTAAGTCGTTGTCAACTGTAGATGTAACATTATATGTGGTTGCTGAAACCGAAGTCGCATTCATATTTATACGTGAACCTCCAGTAATATGAGCTCTTTGTTTATTTGTTTCAACCGAACCCTGTCCAATTGGACTAGTTGAAAATGTATTATCAGCTATCTTGTAGTTAAACCTACCTAACATAGGAATTGTATAAACATCGACCCCATCCGTCCAATCCTGTCCATTACAAAGGTACCATCCTTCATAACTTCCTACTCCTTTGCCGACAGATATCGGTAATACGCTTGTGTCGCCAAGGGATAATATAGTTTCAGAATATTTAAACTTAGTGTTATCCGCAAATATAGAAGGTAATATCGAAACCATCGTACCTATAGGAACAGTTCCTCCAATTTCTCGTATACTTTTAAATTTAACAAGACCCTCATAATTGCTAGAAGTAGCAAGTCCATTAAAAGTTGCGCCTGCATTTTCAATAACTAAATCACTTTTAATAATAACAGGAGAATTAAATTCTGTGTTTTGTTTAAAGAATATTCCGCTTGGATTAATTAATAAATTATCTGGGGATAGAATAGAACTACGAAAACTAGTACCTGCTGCAGTATATGAGCTTATAGAGTTTTGAAGATCAAGATTAAAAAATCCCATTGTCATTTGATCTTTACCCGCTAATCTTTCTAATTTAAAATCATATACCTTTCCAGCAATACCATCATTTAAAAATCTTAGATTAGAAATAGAATATTGTTTTCTATGGATATTCCATTGATATGGCGTTTTTCCTCCAACCAAATCAAATTTTGTTCCATATTCCGGATCATTTTCAATATATCCAATATTTATGACCGGGGCAAACTGATTACCTGGAGTATGCATAGGTATTAAAGTGTCTGCACTAATAGGTCCTGGCGCAATTCTTTTCCAAAGGTTAACAGAAATAGGACCTTCAAACCCTTTAGTTCCCGTTGGTCCAGTAGGTCCTTGGAATCCTTTTTGCCCGGTATTACCTTGAGCACCTCTTTGTCCAATATCGCCTTGAGGACCTCTAGGACCTCCTCCAGTTGCGACTAACTGATCAAAATTATAATTGACATTGTCAAGTTTAATAGTATCAGAATCTAAAGTGTTTATTTGTTTAAGACTAATTGGCATACCTATCTATATTTAGATTATATATTCTAATTTTTAGAGAGTATACTATTAAATTTTTTGAATAAACAGGGTAACCATATAAGGCTGTAGGTTGTTGTGCGCATTTCCGCCTCCAGTGTCTGAAGTTCTATAGATTTGACCACCACCACTATTACGCGAATTCGCATCATAGGGAAAACTCGAAACAGTTCTATTAGTCCAACCTCCGTAACCATTTCCTCCGGAAATCCAATCATCTCCTGGAAATAAGTGATTGTGCGTTGGCATTTGAGCAATAGTTATAGCCTCTCCATTATTACCCGAAAAGACTGGTTGACCATTAAGTTTTATATATAGTTGTCGAATGTCCCATCCATTTTGATCAAAGGCTGCCACATTACCCCATGCCAATGGAACTCTACCGGTTCGGTTCATTGTATTATTTAATCCATTGCAAATTGCCCAGCCATCTCTATCACCTCCCGGAAGTCCGCGACCTTGCGTTGGACCTGACGTCTCGAAATTTGCAGTAATATATTCATTAGTGCAATCAATCATTTTTAAGTCTCCGACTAACCATTGATCTTTTGCAAAATTTAAAATAGCAGTTTCAACCGTTCTATGATTTGCCGCGGTTATTTGCTGGGATGGAGTTGGAGTTAATAGATTGGATATTAATGTTATTACATCGTTAAATTTTACCATTTTTATTATTTTTATTTTTATTTTTATTTTTTATTAATACACATTATACTCAGTTGTTACATAGTCTGCATTATTATAATCACCTGTTGCTGTTTGACCAGTTCCTAGCTGTGACCACCATAAATTCCTAGTCCTTAAATAAATAATTTGAGGTAACTTTTTAATTCTAAATTGTCCACCTGCTGGATTTATTACTATTATCGGATCAGTAGACTGATTAGCTATATTAATATTATAATTAGCAGCGGTTGCACCAACAGGTATGCTAGCGTTAACAAAATGTGCTGCACCTCCAATTAATTGAATGTCGTCATTGAGTGCACCTATATATCCTTGACTATTAGGATCTTCGGTTATCGGGTTAGCCAATATTTGATATGAAAATGAATTAAGATCGGGAACCAACGTTGTTCCTGCTACAGTGTTATCGGTCCATTGTTGTCCATTACAAACATACCAACCATCATAATCTCCAATTCCAGCTCCTATTCTTATTTTTAACGGGTTATTTGGATCTAGATTTGTATCTATAAATTGATAATTAATAAATTTAGATGAGTCACTAAATATTGAAGGCAATATAGAAATAATAGTACCTATTTTAACATCACCTCCGAGTTCATCAGTTGTTTTAAAAGTTACATCTCCGGCTGTATTAATTGTAGTTAATATTTTATTTACCCCAGGATTAGCGTTTTCAATACTTAATGGGGCATTAAATTTAACTTGCTTTTCAAAAATTGTATTACTATATGTATTTCCGGAAGTAGTTGAAATATCAAAAAGTTCTGAGTCATTAGAGTCTATAACAATATGTTTTTCTGCTTTTAGATTTAATTGTGAATTTAGATTATCAGTAAAACCTAGATATAGTCGGTACTCATCAGTTACCGAATTATCCATGGTAATATCAAACGAATTAGTAAGAATACCACTACTTGTAAATCTTAAATTCGAGGCAACTTTAGCACTTCTTCGGTTAACAACCCATTGATATTTTGGTAAATTGGTACTATTTGATTGTTGTTGTATATATCCATTGTCTGCTCCTTGTCCGTTTATATTTGGTCCTATATAACCAGCCGCAATAACAGCACCAAAAGTAGGAGTTGTTCCTGAAATAGGATGTCTTGCAAATAAAGTCGACATAATATTCGATGAATCTGTAAAATTTTGAGGAATAGAGTTCCAGTATGATTCAACAACGACCGCATCAATTCCTTGAGCTCCTCGTAATCCTTGAAATCCTTGAGTACCTTGAGCTCCTCGAAATCCTTGATATCCTGTGTTTCCATCGGGTCCTACATAGCCTTTAGGACCTCCACTATTGGCAATTAACTGATCAAAATTATAGTTAATTTTGTCAAGCTTAATATTGTCAGTATCAAGTGTCCGTATCTGTTTTAGGTTAATTATCATCTAGACTATATATATTATTTTAATTATTAAACACATCTAATTCCTCTTTGAGTAAAATTACCAGCAAAAGAATTCCAATATATTGGATATCCATCGACATTTGCATACCATCCAGATGGAGCATACGTTGTAGTTCCAAGATTAAACAATTTATATGTTGTTGATGGAACTGTAAAGGTATTCCACACTGCTGACGTAAACTCATTCCAATCCTTTGGTTCGTTAACATTCAGACCACATACTAAGGTACTGTTAGAACTCGGTTGCGTTAAGAAAATAGTATAATTAGTATCTGGAGTTGTTAAAGTAGTTGACCATTTTAAATTTGGATTTCCTAAATAAACAATATGAATCATTCCGCTTATTCTATAGCCTTCGTTAGGTACATCCAAAGGCCCCATAGATATATCACTTTCTCCGGGAGATGTATCATTATTATAAAATTGACTTGTATATCCTATTGAATATACTCCAGTAGCGTTAGGTATCCCTGAAATGCGCATATCATATCCTCCAATTAATATAGGGTTTTTTGCAGGAAGCGTAACTAAATTTTGTACATCACCATTTGCACCTATAGTATAATTAAAGTTATTTAGATTTGGAGTTAAAAATTTATTGTACCCTTCTACCGTTTCCCAAGTCTCTCCATTGCATAAATACCAGCCTTCAAAATCTGTACCAATCTTTCCTCTTCCATAAATATTATTTAATGGAGAACCAGTATCTACCGTTACCGAATCATTTAACCAAAAATGTTCAGTAACAAAAACGTCATTTTTAATTGAAATTATAGAACCTATTGGAAATACACCAAAAACGTCTTTAATATCTTTCCATTCAACATTTCCACTCGTATCAGTCGATACAAGAATCCTATCTTGAATGGCTCCCGGTGTAAACATAAAATTAGTTGATGATTTTGTTGTTCCACCATTTACACTTAAATTAAACGCAGGACCGATAATTCCACCAGTATTAACAGTAATTAAATCTTCAGTAATAATAATTGAATCTTTTAATACTGACGATATTCCATCAGAAGTACCTGTTCTAATCACTATGGTCTGTGCAGTATAAATAATTCTAAAATTCGGACTAGTCAGGTTTGGAGTAATCTCAAATCTTGGATTAACGCCAGAATATCCAAGCCTAAAATTATAACCATCAAACCCACTGTTATCTTCAACTCTTAGATTAACCCAATCGTTATCTGCAACTTTTATAGATTGAATAGGTGAATCAATTGCCGGATCTACTCCGACGCCATATACTCCAGTATCACTAATTTTATATCCAATTCTTAAAGCAACTGGAGCTAACTGAATTTCAGTTATAGGGTTTTTTCTAGTAAATAAATATCCTGGTAAACCTTCGGCTTCTGGGAAATAATCCCACTCGTTTAAATTTCCTGCTCCTTGAAATCCTTGAAATCCTTGAGAACCCCTATATCCAACGTAACCTTGAGGTCCTACATGTCCAGCTCCGCCATCTACTCCGATATTTCCACGAGGTCCTGGTGCACCTCCATTTGAAAACTGATTAAAATTATAATTAATCTTATCAATTTTGCTTTTAGACCACCAGGCTCCACTATTTGGATCAAGATCAGTTACAAAAAGTTCTTTTATTTTAATAGCCATTCATTATGCTTGTATTTTAATGTGTACTTTAAATTTATAAGAATACCCATATTTTTTATTATATATTAATCTAAAACTCAAACCATCATTTTGATAACTTTGAATGTTAAAATTAGTTAGCTCTACATAATTATCAGCAGTCAACTGCGACGTTTGAGTAACAGAAACAAATTGAGTTTGACTAAGTTGATTAAATAATCCCTTACCTCTCTTACCTGGAATTCCATATATTTTAATCGAATCGATAATAAAACGAGGAGATATATTTGAATTTGAATATATTTGTAAATCATCTTTTATCGAAGATTTATCTCCATACGAATTTAAAGGGTTAACATATCTTCTAAAATTATTTTCAATTCCATCTTCAATCAATTCATTTAATATTGCAGTTGATAAATAAAAATCTGCAATCACTTGAGATTCGTCTTCAATCCAATGAATAGATGCCTTATTAGACCTTACAAATCTTATTTTATCTAAACTTTTAATTGAAGCTTCTTTAATATTATCGAACTTAGTTATATCATAAGTATCTCTAACCTTCATGACAGTTGATGTCATAAAAGTTTTCTTTTCTACTGGACTCAATGTTCCATTTGTTGTTTCAGATTCTCCAGCACTTAGCGCTCTTGTGAAATAATCTTTTGCATATTTAGATTTAAAAACATTAATATTTTTTTTGTCAATTGCAATTTCCCCAATCATTGGATACAATGGTAATTTATCGGTTGTTTGTGAAAGTTTTAATATGTTTTTTGAGTCCTTTTCATTAACTTTATGATAAAAATAATTATTAATAAAACCATAATTGGTTGTATTTTCTTTAAAAGAATCAAAAGAGATTCCCTTCCCATTTAATTGGTCGTATACTATAGTACTAGGATTTGGTGGTATATTTCCAAAACCTATCTTAAAATAAGGATCGATTTCCGAAAAAGTTATAATATTGTTAAAAATAGGATTATAATCACCATTCATTCTTCTCAAAATAGTTGCGTATCCTCCATCCTCTCTATCTTCTATAATATTGCCAATTTGACTTGAAGACAATCTATATGCCTTTGGTCTTTCTGGATCTGCTGCGGGTTGAACAATAGAAGGGTTAACAACATCCACTCCTGATTCTATTGAAAGAACAAAATCATTATCAATTCTTGTTCCATCTTCGGTGATTGTAATATAATTTATTTGTTCAAAGGAATTAAATCTTTTAGAATATCTATATGCACTAATTGAATCTAATAAATTAGCAAATTCATTTTCACCTCCGCGCGAATATCTAAATGGCCCGATTAAAGGCACTAGTGACATAAGCTGTGGATTTAGTCGTGATAGATTTCCATCGTCCTCATTTAAAATCGGTACAGCTAAATTTATATCAAATTTCCATGGATGTCCACTTACTAATATTGAAGTGTCATCAATAACATCAACAACTTTTATGGCATATGCTACACCTGACACGCTAAAATATATCCACGAGTATTCTCCGGAAGAATTTCTTTTAACAAAATCAGTAAATTTTGCGGTTCCATCTTGAATCGATATATCTGAAGCCTTAATAATAAAAGGAACATCCGGCTGCGAATCTTCATCCGGAGCAGATCCAGCAAAATCAATACGAAATGGAATCCTAGTGTCTATAATATCTCCAGCTAATGTCAAATCAGTTAATGTGTATAATAAATATCTATTTAATTCATCTTCTGCTATATCGTTTTCAATAACGTTTAATTGTATGTTAACACAAATAAATTTAAACTTGTCATTTTTAACACAATTAAAAACAATTGAATTAGATGGAATAGTCCCATTACCAAGATCAGGTACTATATTATAAGAAAGATACGCTCCAAACTTATAATCACTAATATCAATACCATTTAAAAATTCTGTTGGAATGTCACTAGTAATTTCTTTTCTTTTTTGGTAAACATATCGAAGACCTCTAAAAACTGTCGATGAATTTTTTTCAAAATTACCTATATCAAACTTAGACCATAACCTTTTGTACGCATTATTAAACCATGTTTGTAAAAGGTCGCTTGAATCATAATATCCAGTCCAATTGAAATGCTTATCAAAATAATTAAAAGTTGTACTTTCTAATTTGAGAAGATTTAATCCACCGTCATTTGCAAAATCTAAATAATTATTTAAGTCTTTTCTATCGCCTAATATATTAGTTGGAATCCTATTTAGATGAAAATGTTCCATATTTAAGTATTCGACATTTCTTTTTGAATCTATTTCTATATTTGGGGATAAATTGTCATCTCCAAATGCTTCATTAACGTTTAAAACATAAGGTAAATTTCTAGCATTTAAAGCATCTTTAAGCTCATATTTACAAATAGTAGGAACCATTCTACTTAAAAGAGCAGTTTCTTTAAGACTATTTTCTTTAAGTCTATCATACTCGCTCAAAAGCACACTTTTCGTAACTGTTTTCGAAGTTTCAGAAGATAAAATATCTCTAAGACCAGAATAGAACGTTATATCACCGACTGTGCCGGTTCCTGTTAATAATTTAGGCACATCAGGAGTGTCAATTGGATTTTTATATGCCGGATTTGGATATGTATATTTATCATAAACCAAGTCTCCTAGGTCTGAGTTTCTTGTTGAGTAAAAATCAAAATCAAAATCTTTAAAATCGTATGCTGCAAATTTACCATGAACCGTTTTATATTCATCATAAACTTCATATACTCTATCATTTGAAAGTTTTGTAGAATTATTTAAAATAACTCTATAATAATCCGGATCAAATGGGTCTTGGTTAACTTCTATAATTCTAACAAATTTATCAGAATCTTTTTGTTTTAAATATTCTCCAACTTGAACATTTCCAATTTCTGAAGACTTCACAAGAACTGACTGTCCTTCATTTGCTCCGGCTATAGTGGTCCATATATTCCAATTATTTGGATTTACAATATTAGTTTTTAACCCAATGTCATTAAATTCACCATCGTCAACTGTAATAAAATCAACTAAATTAGTATTGTATACTCCGAACGCAGTCTGTCTTCTCTTGTTTCCAGCGGAAATCTCTTCAATAATTATCGAAGTATCGATAACTTTTGTTTTGTATGTTATAATTTCTCCATTGTTAATCGCAGCCGCAATTGCTATTGCTATTTGCTGCAAGCTTCCTAGGTTTGAAAACTTATTTCCGGCCGCTCTAGCCGCAGGCAGTGACGGGTCTGCAATAATAAGATAGTCTCCTAAATTGTATTGCGAAATTTTAATCTCAGTTTTATCTCCAATAAAAATTCTATCATTAACACTTGGAACATCTTTTATAGTCACTTTAATAAATCCTTTATAACTCGGTTCTTTTAGATCTGCAGTTATTTTGTTTCCATTTTTTGCAAATCCAATAAAAGATTTTCCATCGTTATTATTTGGAGAGATTAACAATTTATAAGACCATACTTCAGGTATAGAAAGTCCCGGATTACCTTCACTAATTAATTTTCTAAATGAATTTTTTATATTATAAAAAGTGCCTGCTTTATCTTTAACATATTGTAGAGATGGAACCAAAAATTGTTCACTTCCTGGAAACATTTCAACATCAGTAATTGAAAATCGACTTAAATCATAAAAGGTTTTATAACTAGAATATTCAACGCTTAATTGACCATCTACGCTGAGTCCAATTGAACCAAAGTTTCCTTCATCAATATCATCTGCATAAATACCAAAGTATCTATATATTTTATAGTTCTCTGCGGTATAGTCGTCAAATAAGAACTCTAAATTAATTATATTAGCGGAAACAATTCCATTTCTTTCAAGACCATTTGTAATGGTTTGATTGCTAAAAATTTCAGGATAGTCAACTTGAATATAGTCTCTATCTAATTGTTCGGTTTTAGCAGTAAATCCGCCATTAACAATATCAATGCCATTAAACGTTGATTGAGAACCTTCTTTAAAGTTTATTGAAAGTAATGAGTTTGGAAATCTTTTATCGTTAACATGTGTATTTAAGTATTCTCCAATTTTTGAAGATTTGCTCAAATCAAATGTCTTAATTATTGTTGCATTTTTAAGAAGTTCCAGAATCCTAGAATTTTGTCCAGTGGTATCTTCTGTATAATCATTTTTATAATCAACGTCCTCGATTCTATAAATTATAAATTTAGAGGGTACTTCTTTTTCAAGCCAAATTGGAGCAAATATTTTATATTGCTCATCATATAATTTAGTAGTGTTTTGAATTGCACCATATTGGTACTGGTCTTCGTATTGAAATTCATAATCAGAAAACAGGGTAATATCTGAAGATGTTCTAAGAGTTTCATATCTTTGGGTTAATGGAAGATTTCTATAAAAATTAGCAATATCGATAGAATATATTCCCGAAGATTTAATCTCATATTTTTGAAATTTAATTTTAGAAAGTTGTTTATTTGCTCTAAAAGAACTTAAAAACAAGTCGCCATTTGAGTTAACAAGTAACTTTGAATTACTTGTTAACTTTGGGTTTGTTCTCAATAAAGCAAAAGATTTATTATCTATTGAATTGTTTACAGCACTAGTATTAATTATAGCCATCTAGGACACCTCTTTTTATTTATATTATATATCCCAGATTATAGGAAAACATAAAGAGGCAGAATTCTTAATAAAACCTATTAATATCCGGGAAAGAAAGATTCATAAAACTAGAAGTTAACCATCTACGTCTTCCTCTTCCTGGTTGATAATTGTTTTGATATGTTGTCAACATCGTGCTTGTTACATTATTAATGTTTCTACCTTCAGCTGCATATTTAGCAGTTACTTCAACATCAAATTTAAAATCTTCTCCTCCAAAAATATCGATATCGATTCCTATTTTTTTCGCGTAACTTAGGTTTGTAAAAGTATTATCTAAAATTCCACCAATTCTACCGGTTCCGGTCGCTGCAGGTCCATAATAATCAGTCATACGATATTGGTATACTAAGTCAACCGATATTGCGTTTCCGCTTCCTCCTTTAATTATCTTTTTACCACTTTTATTAGAAGCATCTACCGCCAATGAAGTAGTGTTTAATGGAGAAAGGTAAAGAAAAGATCCGCACGATCTTCCACCTAATAAGTATTGATCTTCTGGAGAGAATCCAGCCTTACAAGTTTGTCTTATACCCGGCACAGCCCCATTAGTACTGCTATACGTGCTTACGGTACCAATTATTCTAAGAGGTGTTTGTTTTTTACCGAATATATCTGTTGCTCTTAAGGGTGCAGTTTTCGGCATTCCAACAATTCCATTACTTGCAATTTGTTTTAAAGTAGTACCCACTCCAGCGTTATCATTATATGTTTGTAAAAGAGGATGGTCGACGTGCATATAAATACCATTTGAGTATTTAGAATAGGTTATGTCAGATCCAATTGCAACTTTTTGAGGAGTTGTTCCGCTAAAACCTCCAGACCATACAAAATCGTTTGGACTAGCAGATACTGGAAGAAATGGAGTTGCAGTTACATTTGAAAAGTTTTTAAATCCAGTGGTATCTACCGGAACCGGAGTAAATGTATATGAAATTCCATATTCATAAGTGTCATACGCACTATTTGTGCCCAAATCACTCGCTGTATTAATGTTTCCATCTACACCTTCGGTAATTACATATAAATTATCGTCGTTTGCAATATTTCTAAATCTAGAGTAAACAAATTGTCCCTTTAACTGAGACGACTGATCAGGGCCACTATTAATATATTCATTTTCATCAGCAGTAGAAATATTTTGATAAACTACAGGAACTAAATCATATTTGCCTTCTACTGTATAATATGTATTACTACCATAAACTGAATCAATTGAATTAATTAATGTTCCAAGTCCAAATATAGTATTACTTGTAGAAACCGGAGCTGGAAGCTTTGTGTCTCCCACAATTCTAGATATTAACTCAAGGTCAGAAGCTTTAGTATTTGATAATTCAATTTTAAAGTTTTTAGTAACGATTGCTCCTTTTCCATTAGTTTTTGGAATTTCTTGACTATAGTAACCTGCAAACAACTGCACTGTTGAGTTATTTGTTACTGGTGTAACGTTTCCGTTTTCATCAATAATTCTTACAAGTAATTCTCCAGTTGTTTTCTCAATAACCGCTCTTAAGCTAAGAACCTCATTTTGAAGAGCTAATAGCTTTTCATAAACAGTGATTGGTGCTTGATTATCGGTTATAAATCCGGAAGATATTGTATTTGCACTATGCGCAAATGTTTGACTACCAACCGTAAAAGATTCTGCAACGTGTTGGAATACACCTGCAGATTCTAAGTCCTGTTGTATTTGTACTTTTAATAGGTCAAGTTCATTAGCTTTAATAACATTTCCTAAATTATCGGTGTTAATTTCACCTTGTGGAAATTCGATTTTTTGAATTAACGACCATTCAGATTCTAAAGGATTCGCCGGGAATCCAGCTTCAGAAATCGATTTAATCATAAATTCAACAACTTCACCCGGGTTAATTGCAATATCAAAAGAGTTAAAGTTTACTGCATTAGCATCTTCTTCACTTTCAAGAATCCATCCATATTTTCCATTAGCATCCATTGCTCTCTTTCGAACAGGTCCATGGACCTCTACCCAATTTGAAAAAGCAGCTGTTTTTTCAGTTTGGTTTGTCGCATCTACAAATTTAAGTTGATCGATATTTGAAGTTTTTCCAGAAGTAGAAACGTAGCGATATCTAATTTTAAATTGAACAACTTCCTGTGATACTTGGTTTCCAATCCTTTTAGGTTCCGGAACCGCCCAAAATCCTCTAACTTTATATTTTGGAGCTACTGTTTGTAGGTCTGAAGATTCTGCTGAAGATTTAATTTCACTAACAACTGAAGAGAAAAGTTTTGATTCAGATTCTCTTTGAGTAACTAGCGAGTTTAATTCATTTTTATGAGTATCGCTTTCTGCCTGAGACGCAAATTTCTTAGTATTAATTAAAGATTTTTTCTGTTTGATAGATTCATCAAGTTGTTTTAATGATTGCTCTGTTGATGATTTATCAGACTTTAATTGTTTAATTTTATCAGTTGTTGTATTGTCAGTTAAGTGCTTATTAATTTGAACAACTTTAAAGTTTTCAACATTAATAACTGGGGGTGTTGGCATAATTCCAGAAGCTGCAGGCGGAATATAATCTACCTTTAGCGATTTAAGGAATTGTCCAAAATCTGCAACTTCGTTTTTATAATATTCTGCTAGGGTCATTTTAGTACCTGTAGAGTCGGTTGTTTCTAAATTATTAGAATAGAATCCAACTCCTGGAGAAAAATCTTCAGCAGGTATTTTTGAAATAGGGTCGATTGGTTTAACAAAAATAACCTGTCTTTCATCAAATGCAACATTGATTTCGATATTCAAATCAGTATCAATATCTTTATAAATTCCAAGTTGATTGACTCCAATTTTAATAGATTCGGAACCTTCAAGTAATAATAACTCAATTTGCGAAGTCGAAGCATCAATAGAAAGAATTTGGTATCTTGTTCTATAATTACCAGAGTTAACAATAAGAGAATCTCCAGTTTTTAAAGTTTCAGTATCTTTAAGCGACTTAGTTGAATCAGTAAAGGTTAATTTGTTAAGTGTGAATAACTTAACAGTTTTAGTTTGAGCAATTCCATCGATAACAACGTTCTTTTGGGCGTTGTCGATTTTAACTACATCAAAAAATCCAGTATACTGAATTGTTCTAATAGGCATATCAATAACTTGAGAATCTAAATAGTATGCAAAGTTACTATTAACTAATTGCGTATTAAAATCAGAATAAACAATTTCACTACCACCTTTATAAAGTTCATCAAAGGCAGTAACTGAAGCCGGATCATTTTCGTTAAATATGTATCTTTCAACATATACCTTTTCAGTTTCCACTGGTATTTGCTTACTTACATCTAAATTAATCGTAAGCAATGGATTTAAAAAGTTTTCGAAAAAATCATTTAATTTAGTTGAAAACTGAGTAGGAGACGCAAGGGTTGTAATAGAAGGAGATGGTCCTTTTAATCTAGAAGTATGGATAGTTCTAAAAGAACCGTCTTTTAGTCTTACATTTGCGTTTGAACCTTCAAGCCCGCTAATTGAACTCAAATTAGTATTCAAACGATCAATTTCTCTTTTCAAGTACCCAAACGCAGGTATTTGAATAGTTTCCATTGTGTTTGTTTTACTATTGAAAAGGTCAATACTAACAGTTTCCTTATCAGTAGTTATAGCTTCATTAATTCTTTTAAATGTTTCCAATGAGTTAGTGTTTAACTCTAGAAACTGTTCAAGTAAATGTGATATTGAATTGCTAGCGCTCATATTATCTTATTATTTCAAGTTCGAATGTCTTGTTTATTTCGTCTATACATATTAATTCAAAGTAAGGTTTTTGACTTAGAATATTAGTAGCATCTATAGAAGCCTTTAATACATAGCTATTATATTTGTCAGTGTATATGTTTATTTTGTAACTTTCTAGGTTTGGCAATTGATCTTTAAAAGAAAACTTAACAGTTTGTCCGTTTTTCCAAGTATTGATAGTATCATCTAAGTATATATTCAAGTCTCCGGTCAATGTGCCACCGGTGGCACCATTATGATTAATTCTAATTAAATTATCAAATGGTCGTATTCTTGCAATTAAACTAGCAGACGCAGTAAGATTTAAGTTAAATTTATTGCTTGTAGAAATTATGGAACCAAGTGTTTTTGAAACTGCATCATAGTTAAAAACAGAATTTAATGTATATCCATTATTGTCATTGGTTATCTTAATCGAGGTGTTATTCAACTTGTCAATTTTTATTCCATCTCCAGCAGCAAGAACATTGGTGTTATATTGTATTTCAGTTGGAATAACCCCGCTAATCACTTGGTTCAATCTAGCATTTACCGAAGTAATCATATCTAAAATTGAAGTAGATGACGCATAGTTTAAAGATGCATTTTCAATAGAAGCTTCAAGTGATGCGATTCTTTCTGAAAAATCTGATGAGGTACTAGACCCTACTAAATTTTCTAGTTCAGCTACTCTTTGCGCAATTGCAGCATATGAATTTCCAGCTTCAACCAACAATTTAGCAGCATTTTCTAGAGCAGTTGTTGTGTCCAAGAAAATATCCATGGAAAACGTAGAGTAGTCATTTATATTTAATTCAACCCCTACGTTATCTAATGAAGAGTTAAATTTTACATTTAACTTAAGAGCAAATGCATTTCCATTTAATCCAGTAACATCATTAGGTTTGTATTTAGAAAGTTCAGGTATGTACCATCCTGCAGAGTTTGGGTCATTTTTAAAATTATCTAATATCAATATTCCATAAAGATTTGTGGATTTATTAGCAATATTTGATTTTGAATATAAATCATAATAAACCAGTATTGCATTAAATCTGAAATCTCCTCCTCTTTTAGAAAAGTCTAGAAAATTATTTAATTTAGTGTCATTTGCAATTTTGGTGTATATTGTTGAATTCCATTCAATACCAATGCCATTATGTATATCTAACGGATTCAAACTTATTCCACCGCTTGAAGTATCAGCAAGAGCATCTAAATTTAAGAAAGCGTCAGGATGTGTTTGTCCATTTCTTCCATTAATAAAACCACTATTTAAGTTGGCATCATATGCAACCGCGTTTGTATTATAAGATGATTCTTTGAATAATATTTCGGGAGTGTACCCTACCGAAGACGGAACATTTACAAATATTTCATTGTAAATATTTCCTTGATAATTTTTATCATTTGAAACATCGATACTTCCAATATACTTTACAACTCTAGAATAGTTATTACCAGTATTTGTTGTATCTTCGTTTTCTATAGCTCTAGAATATCCACTTACAGCTTGCTGTGAATTTGCAGTTTTAACCTCAAATGCACCTAAATGATGTAACCACTTAAATAATATTTTTTCAGCATCTGTAGAATATAGTGTATTGTCAAAATCATCATCCGTTAGGATAAAATTCTCAAAGTTAAGCGCGTAGTTTTGTAGAGTTTGGGCAAAATCAACATTTGCGTTTGCATTTACTCCAGGGTCGTATGGAACTCCAGAAGCTTGATACAAGTTTTCAAATTCAATAAAGTTTTCTCCGTTGCTAGGAACCGATACCGCTGGAATATCTATCAATGCAAACTTAGAGTACTCAAAATTTATGTCAGGATTATAGTAAGCCCTTGTCAAATCTCGAGCAGCACTTGAAAATGCATACATAGTACCTCCCTGTTCTTGGGGTATTCTTATTAATGGTGTTGCCATTTAAGCTATTTTGTTTTTATTAGTAAGATATAGCACAATTACTTGAAGATATTATTACAAATCCACCGATTGCCGTAATATATCTTAAAGTTAATGTACCGCCTGCGTTAATTATTATATCAGAACCATCAGTTCCAATTATATTATCGGGAGTAATTTCAACTATTCCACCTATCGAAACAAGCGTAAACTCTTGGCCATTATCTGCATCTGATAAAATAACAGGGTTACTAAAAACTGGATTAGTTGCATCTAAAACATAAGTTGTATAATCATATGCGTTTGCTAAAGGGAGAACTATTGCGCTGCCAGGGTAAATAGAGTGAATTAATCCTTTACCAAGAACAACTTCTTGATTAAGATTAATTGGAAGATATACGTTAACCGCATTTGAATCAACTTTGAAAAGTTCAGCACCATTATAAATTCTTAAAGTACCTCCAGAAATTAATCCCGTTAATGTAAGAGTTTGGGCATCTGTATCAAGCAATCCTGAAGGTCCTGCAATATCTAATAGTTCACTATTAAGAGCTGCAAAATTATTATTAATTACGATTCTAGATGAAGAAACACTGTCGGTTCCTAAAATTGTTGTTATGTTTGCCATTTTAAATGATTTTTAATATATTTTTATTTGTTGTGTTTTTATTTCCATTTACGTCAGTCAATTCTAATTCAACCGTATAGTCACCTTTATGTTTGAATAAGTAAGTCAGCCATGTATTACTATAATATATATCATTTACATTCTCGTTATTATTTTTAAGAGTCCATTTTTGAGCAATGATTCCAGGCATATTTGTAATATCATATGAAAATGTAACATGATTTAATCTTTTAACCCCCATGTGACTATCAATGACACATAAGTCTTGATAATCAGGATTGTAACTTTCAAAATGAGTTTCAGAATCTGGTAGTATTTCTCCACCTACTAAAGTACTAATTATAATTCCAGCTGAGCTGCTAAATCCAACACTAAAATAATCATGAGTTCTTGCAGATTCTTCAGCAACTACTAGAATATAGTTACATACGTCTTCAGTTCCATCTATATCTACATCAATTAATATCGGATTGTAATTAAATTTAGTTAATATTGGATGCTCTACGGGATCTAATTGAGAAAGTTCATTTGCAATAGCGTTCCAAGCCGTCAAATTTGTGTTAGTTGTCGGATACGTTGATTGTATTTGATATGAATCAATAACTAATAAATTTGAATTAGTATCATATTGAGTTATATAAAAATAATATCCATTGGTATGTCCATTAGATTGCAATAAATCCATCTTAAATGATGAGTTTATATCAGCGCCAACTCTCATCATGTTCCAATTAACTTCATCGCCATCTTCCCATAAATGGGTTCTTAATTCTCTCCATTGATATGGTCCCGGAGTTTCAGCAAATCCAGAAGCAACACTTGAATCAATATATCTTCTTACTGTAGAAAATTCCGGACCATCCTCTTCGTCATGTATATAATTTGACCGGTCTAATGTTAAATAATATGTTGCAATAATATCATCAACCTCCTTTGTATTCTCTCTAGCCCAATCCCAGTCACTACCCGCAATATCATAAGAGTACTTGTACTCATTCCAATTCAATTGAGGTACCATTCTTTGGAATATTCCATAAACTTCAACATTTTTGTTTTTTACTTCAAAGTAGTCAGGTTTTCTATAAGAACTTCGTATATTATATAGGTCAAATATAGACAATTCAACCGAATATACTCCAGCGTATGGAAGTACTATCGGAAACTGTTGATATTCTGGATGAAAAACTCCAGCACCATCATAGTAACCGACTCCTCCTCTAAAAGATTTTGAATAATCTCTAGGTCCAATTATTGTCCATTCCATTTCATAGATTCCCTGTCTCCACCAATTATTCCATGTTAATAGGTTATATTGTTCATTTTGTTTTAACAGATCATAGTAATTTATAGATGGATTTGTGGGATCTTCAAAATCATCTCTAAAATTGTTTAATCCATGAGGACCTGCATATTCTCTACCTGCATCGATATACGTAAATTCTGCAGAATCCCAACTTCCTATAAATGATTCTGCATTTAAAACAATAGGACATCCAACTGGAATTCCAGAAAGAGTATTAAAACTTGATAGGTCATCATTGTAATATTCGTCATAGAAATTTATTATAGATTCCGAAATCCCTTCTCTATTTGTATTACTAAGTGTTGAAAAGTCTTGAGTAATTCCGGTCAATCTATAGTCAACTTTTCGCAGATCTTCAATAAATAACTGTCTTTCTGCAGGATATCTGCTAAAATTAACAATTTGTCCAGCAGTTTGGTCTTTAATAACATGCTGATTGTTCCAAACGTTTAAATTAAATTGTGCAAAATAATCGCCTTCTCCTGTAATGTCTACAATTTTAGCCTGGAGCGGTAAGTATTTTGACTGTAATTTATTCTTAAGTCCATATAGTTTTATAAGTACTTCATCTGGACTATAATCAGTCGACTCAACGACAGTTGGGATATCCCATTCGTCAACATTACCATCTACCTCATTTAATCGGTAGACAAGAGAAAATCTACTAGTCTTTTTTAAATTTGAACTTGGTAATTGGTTTCCATTATTTTTGTTTGCAAGGAATCCAACAGTATCTTGATTTGGAAGTGCAATTGCCTGTAGTTTTCCAAAGTTTTCTGCCTGTTCATTAATATTTAACCAATACTCCTTGAGTGTTATTTTATTGTAACCATAAAAATCAATAGCATTTAGGAGGGCTTTATAAGTACCAACAAATGGTTGGATTTGAGATGCTTGTAAGAGAAGTTCCTTTCTTTTTTGATTCATTAAAATCCAGTCTGGAGAAAACTCTAAAATATTAGAATCTTTAAGTATGATATACTCTTCCTCAGATAGGGACATTCCCATATTTGATAGTAGAACTGATAATCTTTCGTCCTCAGATTCAGTCTCTCCGTAGATTCTAATACTTGCAATTAAACTTTCTGATCCAAAAGTTCCAGGTGTTCCCTCTTCGGATGTATATTCTACCGCATAAATATCAAGAATTCGGGTATGATAATTATCTTCATCGCTCATAAGTGCAACATTACACTTAACGGGAATCATTGGAATATTATTACTAATAATTTTAAATCCATTTGCATTGTTTCCTACTGTTGATGCTGGACCTAATATTGGATAGATTTGAACCTCATCTTTTTGAATTTCAAGTACTCCATTATTATTTTTAGCGCTGTACATAAATATGTCTTCACTAAATTCATAACCGCTAAAAAATTTGAATTTAATTTCATTTTTAAAATTACCTTGACCTATTGGAGTAATAAACCTTTCACCTCCTAATTCACCTTCAACCTGTTCTAATATGTATATTGTTAGGGTCTCATATAGTCCAGTAGATACTTTCGGTAAATAACAAACTCCCTCCCATATATCCGTGTCAGAATTATATAGAAGGTTTAGGTCATTTGATTCACTATCAAAAAATCTTAAATTTTGTATTTGCATTCTTATTTAACTTTTTTATCGTCTTTTCTAATTGTATATGATTTGTATGCTTTTAAATAAGTTACAGAATCAACCCAATCAGCGACAACATGTTGCATCATCGTAATAAAATCAAACATTGTATCATTTCGCTGTATGTATTTTGATAACGAATTAATTAGTATGTTTGTTCGATAATCATTACCCTCGTGTAGACGTTGGTCCATCACCGAAAGTCGAGTATCGTAACTCTTAACTTTACGAACTTTAAATAAATTACTTAAAATACCCATTATAACGCTTTTCTATTTTGAGCCTGGATTCTACTAAAAATGGTATTTGGTACGGCAGGTTCATCAAAGTAAACAGATAGCGCCGCCATCTCTCCAACTTTAGCATCATCTAAAACCATTGCGCCGCCTCGATCAACCCATCCTCCTCTGAACAGGGCAACCTCTTCTTTCTCTAAAATAATGTCTCCAAAAGAATCCAGATTAATTACATTTTCTGGAAGTGCTGCGTTTGGTTCAAAATTAACTAGGTTTGTCTGTACATTTCTTTTAAAGAAAACGTATTTTTGTTTTCCATTTCCAATATCTTCAAGTGTTGTAGTTGAAGGAGTTACTGTTACAGTTTCACTTACATAATATCCTAATCTTCTAGCAGTCTCCTCCTTTTCAGAAACAAAACGTACATTAACAGAATCAATTCCTTCAACACCTTCCAATAGTGCTATAATATCTGATTTTGGTAAACGATCTCTTCGTGTTATATTAATCAAGTATTGAGAGATTTTTGTTCGAATTTCTCCAAACAGGTTAATTTTGTTATACCCTTCAAAATATCTTACCTTAACATCCATTCTAAAATATTGAACTTTAGGTTCTACAATCTTAACTTCAGTAGTTACCATTTGTCTACCTGAATTTTCTAAAGTTCTAAGGATTCCGTTCTTTTCCTCTTCTGAGAAAAAGAATTCCTCTTGGTGTAGGTTAAAATAGTCGTTATTTTTAGTCAGTTTTCTTTTAGTATCGGGTAGCATGAATAGGTAAATCACATTGTCGTCATCAATATATCCATCATCAGTAGTGTTGTATGCGTCTAGATATGAGAACATACCATATTTTGATAGAAATGACTCGTAATTGTCCGGAGTTGCTAGTACGAATGAGTGACTTTGTAAAGGTGCAATCAATTTGGTAAGTTCAATACTTTCAGGGTCAGAACCCATAGTAGGTGCAACTGTAAATGAAGACTCCAGTAATTTATTTAGGTCACATGAATTTCCAAGAGAATCAAAACCTTCAGTTTGAAATTTAAAATTAAGGTCTTTAGAACCTGTTAGGTTACCTTTAACCCCATCTGAAACAATATATTCAATTGCAATAGAAGAACCAGTCGCTGGAATCATTCCAAATGAACCATTACCAAAATAAATATCTAGACCTCCAGTGATTCCGGTCTTAACAAGATATCCCTTGGTTCCAACTTGCATATCATATAATGAATCGTATTTGCTCCACAATTCACTATTAACACTAATCCGAACTGAGTCGTTATCTGTTGGTTTTTTAATAATTACGTTAAATGATTGTAGTTTTTCACCAGTACCTGTTAGAGTCTGCCTTTCAATTTTACCTTGAATAACAGGTATGTACAAATAATCAGGACTACTCTTTTGAATTACAAATTGGTCATTGTTTGTTTTTAAGATATATTCTAAACCATTTTTACTTGCCTTAATTACTGAATTTGCAGGAATATTTAAAGTGTCTCCTTCAATATCATTAAATGCACTTGTATTTAATCTTATTTTTAATTCACCTAGAGCAGAAGAACCTCTAAATGAATCGTGTCCTGCAAGTCTTGCAAGTCCATATATAGATTCTGGGTCCTGTGCTGTTAATATATTTTGTTCAACTGTAGCATCTTCAATATAAAAGAATACTAAATTAGTAATTTCAGCTAGCACTTCAAGTATTTGAGAATACGGTGAAGCGGTTGTAAATAAATCGCTTGATCGCCCATATACTCTTGAAATATATGTTCGAGTATCGGCAATCATTTCAGTAGCCTTAATTCTGGCCTTTGATAAAAATTTTAATTCAGTCATCTCATTTATTTTTTTATATAGCGATGGTTATTCCAAACCTATAATCAATAGATATATCTATAAAAACCATATTTTTTTCGGTTAATTCCGCAAATTCAACAGTAGTATGGACTGGTATTTTTGCAGCTAATGGAATGTATCGCTCAATTGCGCTTTGGACTACTCCTTGTAACATCGTATCATTATACATAAAGGAATACACATAATCTTCAAGGTTAAGCCCAAATTCAGGGTCTCCCATCACATCACCCTTTTCGGTAAATATCAATGTTTCAATTTGGGATATTATTAGGGCAATATCTTCATCGATTTGTAATTGATCTTCATCGTAATTAGGGTCTTCTAGTGATTTTATGTACAATTCCATAATAGTATATATTTGTTTAAGAATGGAACATCCAGTCGGTACCTTCGTCGCTTTTAATTTCTTCAATTAATGAAGATAGTTCCTCTTCACCAAGTCCTTTAATTAGGTCTGGATTAATTTGAATATTTCCAGGAAGAGAGAATCCAAATATTCCAAGTTTTTGTCCTAATGAGATTTTAATCTTCGCAGAGCAATATCTAAAAAATGCTTCATCTCCGAATAGAGCGCATTCCGGAATTGTTTGGTAAACCTTTAAAATAGTATCTTTTTTAGGAGTTTCTCCCATAAATTTTAATTCGTGAGTAAGTTGACTATAGTGGAAACTATAAGGATTTTTAAAAATCTGTCTAGCCATATCAAAAAACATTTCATTGATTACGTAATATTGTAAATTTTCTGCAGCCTGTCCGGTTTTAGAACCTCCGTATATTCCACCCATTAACATTCTCTCAATTGCGAAATCTCCTTGAGTAAAGTTAATATCCATACTTCCACCCCAGGTATTTCCTCTTTCAAGCACTGCAAATACTGAAAATATTTCACCACCACCGGTTGTCGGATTCATTCCTGGCAGGGTAAAACTTCTAGTTAATTTAAAATGAGGCGTGTCAAACATCGCCGCTGGAATTACCAAGAAGTTTTCTTGAACTGAATACTCGTAATTTTTATAAAACCATTTCTTTGCTCTTTTAACTATATTTTGAACCTCTGTTTTTGGAAGATTCATTGGAATCATACATGAACCTGTTATGTCAGCCGCAAGTTCATCTACAAATTTATTAAAACAGTCCGTATCCCATGTCGGATCTAGTAGACTTGAATTTCCAATTGCTGTTATATCACTCATCTTTTTATTTTATTTTTATATTGCTCTAGACTTAACAATTTCAACATCGTTAAATTTAGCCAGTTTTTTATCAAACGAACCCTCTCTAAAGATTCCTCCATTCATTGTTCCTTTAAATGTTCCTTTTCCATATACATAACAGTCGTTCGCAGTACATGTTCCATGAACATATGAACCGTCTAATTTGGAACTATTAATTTGAGTTGATTGATAGAAATTACAATAATGAATATCAGAACCACTAACGTCGCATCCGTATATATCACATTCGGTAAATTCTCCTCTTAGGAAACAACTTACAAATTCATACCCTCTAAGGTCAACACAATATTCTAAACGACCTCCGTTTACTTGAATTTTACCAGAATCAGAATCATAGTTGATATGTCCCTTACTAAGGTCTCCGTGTGTAAATAATCTCATCACACTACTTTTAACTGCATTCCAGTATAAGTCAACTACTTTAGGATCGTCTTTCAAATCAACGGTAAACTTGACGTTTTTCCAATTATCTTTGATCGTTTTCCAGTCCCTTCTAGCGTCGATTATTCTTTGATTATCTGCAACTATCTTTTTTAATTCAATTGCATTTAATTCCGTAAAGTCTGGATTTTCAGTTGATTTCCATAATTGAAGTAAGAAACGGTCAACTAAATAGAGAATTGTAGTTGTTTTCTTTTCCCAGTCTTTTCCTCCAATATAACGGAATTCAAGATAGTTTTTATGTCTTTTATCAAAATTTATCCCGTAGTATTTTGTATCAGGGTAAATAAAATTCTGTTGATTGATATGTTTTCCATCAAAGAAATATGTGTCCTCTTTTGGTAGGACAAATTTGATAGATTTTGCGTATGCTGAGTTTTCTCTTTTAGGAAAGAATTTGAATACTTGCTCTTCATTAAAATCTAAAATGAATTTAAGAACGTTCATCTTAGAGATACGATACTTGTTTTCAATTTTTGATTTATCAAATGAAAGATTCAAATGTATTGAAGACCTGTCATTTGTATATCCATTCTCTTGAATCCATTGACAAACATTAATTATCATTAGTCGAGCGGCGGTGTATGGAAGGGCTCCAGTAACCAATTCAAGAAGTTTTGCTCCACCTGACATATCAGGCTCTATTTTAAATTCATCACGAGTTACTTCAAAATCACTATGTGCTTTGTCCTCGACATGAATCTTTTTGCCAAGTAATTTTGCAAGTTTTTTTGCAGTATCTTCAGCACTGAAATTTGAGTAAAATTCAAATTCAACACCAACAAGGGCATTTTGCAAAATATTAGATTCATTCAGATTATTCATTCAATTTAGATATATTAACTTAAGTTAGATTATATATCCAAGTAAAAAATAACTATACCATAGAATCCCGTTTTGCCTGTAGTTTTTTAAGTTCTTTTTGCCAATTAACTACATACTTTAATTTCCATTCAATATTCATATGCTTCCATGATGCTATTTTACGAGCAATTCCATTTTCACGTTCTGAATTATAGAATGCCTCATTGTCATTATAATTTTTAGCGGCTTCTCTTTTTACAATGTCAGACCATGTTGGCCATTCATACCAAGATTCTTTTGGATCGTCTTTAATGGTTTGAATGATTTCAGCATCTGTTAATTTAGAATTTGTATTGGCATCTTCAGATGTTTTTTTAATTCTTATTTCATAATCTCTGATTTCTTTGCTAATTTTTTCAATTTTAGACATTTTCTTAATCTTCTCAGAATATTCTTTAGCAATTTCGGTAGCTCCAGTTTTTGGAAGGTTTGTTTTAACAATATATCTATAATGAAGTCTTTGGATATTATGTCCTCCTGCGTAAATTGCTTCAGTTGCAAAACTATAAGTAGTTTCTCCTCTTTGGATTTGAGAAGCTATCTCAATATTTCCTTTAGCGCTCTTACGAACATTCATTGATAACAGTGAATCGGTTGGTAGTGTATACATTTCAATAGATTTAACCATATCATAGGTTAAATTGATTCTAGCATACTCTCTGTCATATTTGGTAAACTCCTGTTTAAAAGTCTCTACAAACCATTTTTCGGTTGCAGCTAGCATCTCAACGATGGTAGGCTCCAACGAATCTAAAATAACGTTAACAATATTGTCTTGATTTGACTCATTTAAGAATTGTCCGTATGTTTTAAATTTGTTCATGTTTTATATATCTGTTTTAATTATAATGTAAATATAAACAAAAAAACCCAGACTTAAAAATCTGGGTTGTTAATTTTATGTTAAAGTTATTAACAATTATAGTTTCAAGAATACTTTGCGGGTTGCAACATCCATTCTTGTAATCTGAACCGTGATACTATCATTCTTTGCAAGTGAATCTACTTTAACATTATCAGGAAGCTCTGAAACGTGAAGTAGTCCAACAATTCCATCTCCAACATCTACAAATACTCCGTAATCTTTTACAGATTTTATTGTACCTTTAACTTCAACTGGAAAGCTTTTGTATTTAGTTGCAACATCAGCCCATGGATCGTTAATTTCGACATGCTCTAATTGAGTCAACGTTATTTTATCATTGTTGATTATTTCTTTAATCTTAAACTCAATAACATCGCCTGGATTAATTTCTCTAGCCTTATGTTTTCTTGCCATTTCAGGGTTTAAATCATTTGCATGAATCATTCCAGTTAAACAATTATCAAATTCAACAAATACCCCGTATTTAGTAGAACCCGTTACGTTACCCTCTTTAGTTTCTCCAGGAGTATTTCTAAGGTCTTCAATAGCATTTGGAATAAGTGCTTGAAGATACTTTCGGTGAGATACAATTACTGTTCCTTTTTCAGGAGAGTAGCTCATTGGTACAACATACATTTGAGTGTTAATTACAGAACCAAAGTCTGCGAGTTTATTAATACCAGCAAGGGATCCTGGCATAAAGCAATCAACTCCTTGTACATTAACAAAGTAACCTCCACCTGGAATCATACTTGTTACAGTTCCCATATACGCGGTATTTCCATTTTCAGCAGATGCTAAAATATCTCTTAAAGTAGCGGCTTTAATACCAGCTTCTACAGAACCTAATACAAATCCTCTAGTACTTTTACTTTTTTCTGCGGTAATTTCAACTGCAATTTCAGTTCCAGGAACTAATCGTGCTCTTGAGATTGCAGATTCTTTTGACAATTGGACATACACCATTTCTCGATATCCAATATCGATAGATGCCCATTCCATGTCTACTGCGTAAACTTTACCAGTGTGCATTTCTCCAGCATGTATCGCATGTGTTTGATTATTTTCACTCCAGTGACTTTCCATTAAATTAAGAAGTTCTTGAGCGTACGGTTCTCTTGAATACACCTTAACACCTTCTGGCGCTTTTACATGGTGGTTTATCTTTCTAAGAGTAGATGGACAATCTGCAGAATACAAATCCCAATCGAAGTTAGAGATATCGTTAGATTGATTCTCTGTTTGTTTAGTTAAAACGTCTTGTGACATTATTTTTATTTTAAAAGGTTAATAAATTATTAAATTATATATTTGTTTTATAAGGCCAATGGTGAAAAACCGATCATTGGAACAGGACCACCGGGTGTCGGTATTTGTCCATTGTATAAAAACTTTAATTCTAAAAGATGTTTTGCACATGATACTGCAACTGCCGCGGAAACTGCTTTAGTAGCTGTTTGTAGAGTTGGCTCCATTTTAAATCTTTTACCAGTATTCCATGCCTTTCTTAAATCTGCACCTAACTTTGCTTCACTTCCATAATATATTGGAATGTACTTTCCAGGGGAGGGTATTAGACATGGTAATATAGGAGGGGCTGCAGCAAACGGCTGTACTGCCGTAGATTTCCAATAGTCAATAATACATTTTGACATTACGCAGTACGGATCATCAGCTCCACCTGGATTTTCAGCCTTTTTATTATCTTCTGCTATTTGATTAATATGTCTTATTTTTAGGTCTCTATATTTAACCTTTTCAATCTCATATTTAGTTAACTTTGCATTTATACGGCCTGGTTCGGTTCTCTTAGACCATTGGCTAAATGTTTCATTTCTTGAATTATTTCCATTATAGTTACCGTAATTAACGTAACCATTATTATAACTAGTAGTATTAGCTGCAATTATTGGATTTTTACTTGGTGCTCCTTTTTGATTATTATCAATTCCTTTAACATAGCTAAATACACATATTATTCGTGATGTAATCCATGACGGAACGTTATCAGGTCTATCGCTATGCTCTTCTTGGAATATTCTATCATTAGAATATTTTTCTTGTTTAATTTTATTTTTAAGTTTTATTGCACGAAGAGCCAATACTGTCAATTCTCTATTTAGTATATCTTCTTTTCCATCTGAATTACGATTACGGGTATTCAAAACCGATAATTCTTTTAGATTTATCTTAACTTTAGCCATTATAAATTCAATTGAATCAATATCTTTAATATTTTTAATATTTTTATTTGCAATATTAATATCTATAAGTCGCAATTCTACTGCAAGTTCAAGATTTAACCTTTCAATTGCCTGATTTCTTGAATCAGGCTTATATTCAGAATTGTTTAATCTTCCAATAGCTATTTCAACCCTTTCTATATAGATTTTTGCTTTAATTACTTCAATATATGCATATTTTTTTTGAATCTCCTGTGCCGCAATTAGTTGTTCATTTTTTTTAGCGTTATACGAATATACGGGTTTATTAAACACGTCATACGCTGCTTCTACCTTTTTTAAAGCGGTTTTAGCAGCATCTAATGAATATTGAGAATTAAAAATACTAATATTTATTGGTTTATTTGTGCTTGCGTTTGATATAGAAATTCCAGCAACTTTGGCTTCATTTTTTATAGATGTAACTTCTTTGTCAAAAAAATCTAAAGCTTTTTTACTTACTTTTTTGGCTAAATCTCCATGGTATGAAAGTCTATTAATCCAATCTAAATATTCTTCGGTTCCATCATTTTCATAAAGGACTCTATTTAAAAGTTCATCGACCTTTTGAGCTTCAGTCATTGGTTTTACAAGTTGAAAATTTGGAGAAGGAGCAACTGCCGGATCAACTTTAACTTCAACTGCTCTTGAATTTTCTTTTATTTCTATAGAAGCACTTCTATTAATATTTTTAATTTCTGCCATTTTAGATGCATCCATTGCACTAATAAAAGTATAATCATATTTGCCAGGATCAGTAGGAGCCAAGAACCTTACAACTCCCTGACTATCAGAAGTCAGTGTTGGTTGTATGATTCCATTTAATGAATATGTAAATTCGTATGGAGAAGTTCCATCGCCACCAAAAACTGACATTGTTACATATCGAAGTTCCGGTTGTCTATCGACATTTTCGGAAGTAATTGTTTCAGGAATTTCAGAACTAATGCCGATATCTCCAAAAATATTTATTTCCGGAACAATTGGCTTTGGAATTATACATGTTGTAGGAAACAGGGGGTAGAATTCGAAGGGCGTTATTGTTTGTTTATTCTTTATGGTCCACTCTTCAAAGTCACAATCTGGATTCATACTTAAATCTATTCCAGGAAGTCTTTGAAACATGTCATCGTATAGTGGGTTTCCAAATTTATCTTCTAATTGAGGTTCAAGAGATTTGAATAACATATTGAACGCCTTTTTAAACCCAGCTTCAAGTATAGGTTTTTGTCCAGATTTATGTAAATTTCCAAATGGAGTTTGTGCAGTTTTAACAGCATTAAAATATTCATTAGCAACAAACGTACCAATATCATCTGGACCTTTAGAAGTTCTACTGGCCAGTTTTTTGGAAAGGTTATTAATAAATATTGGCCACTGTGCAGGCATATTGAGTTAATTTATAGGATATTTATCCCAATTATTTATTCTTTTGCTGATATGTTATATGTGAACTTTTAAGACTTGAAACTGTCGAAGGAGTCGGTGGAGAAGGAGGACCTGAAGGGCCCGTTGGCGTTGGATGTATATGCGCTTTATAATCATCTAATAATTTATTTAACCATTTCTCTAGAGAGACTCCGCGAACTGCAGGCTCAGCCTCATTTTCGCTTCCCTCTCCGGTATTACTTAAGAATATGTTTCCAGAATCAAGGAATATTTTTTCACTTGTTGAAATTTTAATAAATCCCTTTTCATCAATTTGAATTAATGGACGTTCTTTAGCTCCGGTTCCTCTTGTAATTACCAATCCATCTTCAGGCGAATGATAGATTCTAATATTTCTTACTTCGTCGTATATTAATGAAACAACATTATGCGCTGCACCAGATTTATCAAGAACATCTGCTTTAAGGGCTTTGCTTTGGTTAATCTGAAACCAATATTCAGGGTGATAGAGATTTCCATTGTCAAAACGAACTGCAACTACAGTTCCTACATTTGGAGTATTGTGCGCACCTACAAGGTCTCTATTCATTGGCGTTGCCCATGGAATAGCATCATTTGGTAGTTTATCAAACTTACCAAACACCTTAACCCTGCATCTTCCCCAATTCTTTGGATCTGCGTTATCTACAACTTCACCTATCCAGTGAGTTTCTCTAAGGTTATCCTTTTCTAATTCGGTATCTGTCGCCATTATTTATAAATGTTACCTAAGTTATTAACTGCTGCTTTATTAAGTCCTTGTCCTATTGTAGTACCCGGTAGGATTCCATATACATTTGCTTTAATAGCTGCTCCTATATTTCTACCTGCTACGACTTCATTTAATGCAGTAGTAGAAGCTTGATCTGCCCTTCTTACAACATTTTGAAATACATTTTCAAATTTAGGAATTCTATTAATTGTTTCGTCTTTTAGCTTTTGAAGTAATTCCGCCTTCTTTTTTTCGGCAAGCGCCTTAAGGTCTTCTTTTGCACTCGCGACTGCGCTATCAATTTTACCTTTTATTTTATCTTTAGCAAATTCAAGAGGAGTTTTTGATTCATTTGAAAGCATTTCTTTGTCAGGGGCAGGAGACAATTGAGCTTCTGCGTAGCTTTGCGTAATGATTGCATTCAATACTCTTGCCTCTACCTTTTCAATTTTTTCATATTTAATACTAAGTGCCTCTTTTGCCATCTCAGGATTTTTACTAAGATCTGCAAAAATAGTAGTTCCGGATGCTAAATCAAACTCACAATATTTTGCTCCTATTAAAAAGTAAGGACGACCTTCTGGTCCAGAAATACCTGCATTTTTATTTTCAACATCAATTTTTGGCTTAAAATTACCGGGAAACCCTGTTATTACGCTTTTATCCATTTTTTTAGGAATTCCATTTACCTTTACATTTTCTACAATTGCAATTGAACGTACTTCAGTAACGTATACCCACATTCTAAACTTTCTTAAGTTGGCGGGAATTATATAACTCCATTTTCTCTCATCGAATATTGCTCTTCTATATAAGTGCATTAAACCTGAAATTGTAAGATTTAAAGATTCTAAGGTTTCAATTTCAAATTTTGCATCATCACCTCCAATATATGCGTTTAAAGGATCGTATTGTTGTAGTCTTTCAAGTCCCTTAAATGATTGCCAAAACCAAGGCAATTCAGTATTAATTGTTTGTAGAGTTTTTATAAAATTCTGTAAATCATTTAATCTTTCTGCATAAAATGTGCTTCCTTTGTCTCTATCTGCCAGATCTTTTAAAAATGCCTCAGCCCCTCCAGCAAGAAGTGGCGAACTTTCTATATCATAAAAATCGAATAATAGAGCAAAAGAAAGGTACGTTGGATCTTGGTAAGGGTATTTCTTATAGGAACCCTTTCTAAAATCCATTGTTGTTTTAAAATCTGACATGTATTATATATTATTTTTATTTAACGGTACTATTGTTTTGGAACGTCTACTACATTAAAGCTTATTGGTCCTTTTTTAAATGTTTTTCCTTCTGCCTTTAAGGTAACAATTAGTGTATATTTTCCTTCTTCCATAGGACCTGCTTCGGTCCTCATATCTATAAGAATTCCACCATCTTTTTTAACCCGCATTCCATTACTTTCGTTAATATCGAAACTATCTCCTAAACCAGCAACCTGATCTATTGTTGCACTAAATGAATCAAATACCAATTCGCCTTGTGGTCTATTTGCTGTATAACTTCCAGTTAGCAGAACATATTTGTTTTGACTTTGGAATGGAGACCAAGTATCTTGTTGAACATCTCCACCATTCATCGTAATATCGATCTTTAATGGTTCTTCTTTTTTAGGCGGTGCTGGCGGCGGCGGTGGAACCGGTGCCGGAGTTGCAGGCGGCGTAGGAGGTGGAGTTGCAGGCGTCGGTTTAGCAGCAGGAGGAGCTACTGTTTCTGGATTAATATTATTAATTCTGCTTGGCCATTCTCTTCTTAGCAATTTTAATTTTTGTTTAATAGAAGGGAAACCTGCTTTAAACGTATATTCAATTCCTCCAACAACATAATATGCTGATAAAAATTCATCAAGTACATATTCTCCAGGATCTACGGTTGACTTGTCTTCTTCTACAGTGGTATCAAATCCCTTTTCTTTTTTAGCAGTTTTTATAACTTTATCTGCACCTAATTTTTCTTGTTGGTTTGTATAAATAGCAATTGGTAATTTTTGATACAAATGAATTGCAGGATTAAAAGATGCCAATGAAACTTCAAGTGACATTTTTTTAACCTCATCCAAGTTTTGCGCATTACTTACTGCGGAATACTCGTAATTTAAGTGTGTGTGCGATGTTTCGGGATCTGCGTTTTTTCTACCAGTGTATTTAGTCTTGGTTTCACCTTTATATCGGTCTTCATCTCTTCGACCCTTCATAGGTTCTTCAAGGTCTGACATATTTTTACTTGCAAGCGGTTCAATATCATGACTTACCAATCCTTCATCCGAATCATTTTCAAAAAATTGAAGGGTTCTTTTATAACCATTCTTTTTCGCCTTGTCTCCGGTACTATTTGCTAGAGACTGCGCCTCTATAAATAAGTTAGTACCTGCGTCTCTCTTATGATTGGTTAGTATAAGTGGTTTTTTAGTTTGATTTGCAGCGTCTTCAGACCCATTTCCAGGAACATCATTCATTTCTCTATCATATGCTGCAATAACATCTTCAATAGTCTCTTCAGATTCTAATAGAGTGTTTAAATTTACATAGTTGACATAATAGAATTGATCAATACAATAGGCCTGAAAGCTATCCTCGTCAATATAGGAGTGTTTTACCAAATCTTCCAATGTATCAAATCTACTATTATAAGGTAGGATTAGGTTCATCTTATCATCAGCCGAATCAATGTTTGTTGCAACTCCAAGTTTTAAATCATTTGCAATTGATTCAATATGGTCTAAAGAAGTTCCTGTTCCATAAGATTTACATTCATCAGCATATAGTCCTGGAACTTTAATCCTTCCTGAAAAACTATACTTTCCTCCTTTAACATTTGAGTTTTGTTTAGGCTGGTCTGCTGTTGTAATATCAAAATCTATTCGAATATCTTTATATGACGTCTTCTCAAGAGTACCCATTCTAAAATTTATAACATCTCCATCTCTAGGAAACGTATCAATCGTAAATAGCCCTTGATTATCGGAAAGAGTAAGTTCTATAGTAGGAAGAGAACCATTGCAATCTAATGTCATGTTTAAAACGTCTTTATCACTAAAAACATATCCATTAATAGAAATCATTATTAAATAACCTTTACTTGTTTCTACTTTGGTTGCATCACCTTCTTTCTCACCAAACGATTCAAAAACTACCTCATCTAATTTAATAGTAGGCTCTGTTATTGTAAGAATATGATTGTTAATTGATGCCATTAAATTCTAATTTGACCGTTACCGATTTTAATATTAGTGTCTCCTTCTTTTAGGATATTTGGAGGCAAAATTTGTTTTGCTCCATTTGGTTTTTGTGCTGCCTTTCTTTGTAAATATTCAATCCTCTTCGCGTCTTTAACCGGAAGTCTTTTAGTGTCGACAAACTGGTCTCTAATTGAAGGTTCATTTGTTGTATTTAAGACTTTAATTTCTTTGACAGCTTTAAGAGCCTGTCTGTGGTTTGGAATCTCTAAAACGTCTCCTAATTTAATAGAAAATGGATTTGAAATACCATTCCATTTTAATATGTAATCACAATAGTTTGCGTTTCTATAATATAGTAATGAAATTAAATCAATTCTACCTACCTGATCTTCGGTAACAGTATGCTCATTTATTATTTCATTGTTTTCTAGAAATACAAGAGTAGGCTTGGTAAATTTGTACTTACCATCTATCATTTTTTTATTATTTAGTGTATCAAACTGCATTATCCGTTACTTAATTTTCTAAAGTTATTTACAAAGGTATCTTTACCTGCTCCTTTTCGATCTTTATTTCCATATTCATTGACATCAACTGTTTTGTTAATATCGGCAACATCATCAGGCTGGAGGTAAAAACGACCTCTTCCCGAGTTAAACATTGATTCAATTTCCGCTTTATCTCTTGGTCGACCTGGTTTTAATTTAATAACGGCGGTCATGTGTTCCGGAAAATCTTGTATTCCCATACCGCCTTCAAATGTAATTTCACAATCAGTCATACATAAGTTACCAATTACCATTATTGGATTAAGCGGATTCCCTACAGTTAAGTGCCAGTTTCCAGTTGGATCCCCTGTAAGTAATGAAGCGGCTGCTTGTCCTCCTTGTGGAGTGTTAAACATATCCATTGCCATACCTCCAATAAGATTATTTAAGAATTTATTATCTTTTAAGGCTCCTAGGGCTCCTCCTACATCTCCGTTCATTAATGCTCCCGCTGCACCTGCCATACCTGTTCCGGCTCCTTTAAACATTTTACCCATATCATCGACAATACTTCCGGCAAATCCAAGATAATCTCCTTCTCGAAGTTTACTTAAATTACCTAGAGGTTTTGCAACCGATCCATCTCCAATATATCTAACAGATCCTCCCCAGAAAGGAGCGTTGTTATATGTCAATGCCAAAATATTTGCAAGTTGGTCTAACATCATGATTTTAGGATTTGCTCCTTCAAATGCTCTAAGTTCATATTCAAACTTAATAGTAAATTCTTGTTCAAATTTAAGACCTTGCTCTCTAACCAATACGTTTTTAATAACGTTCATTGGTCCAAAAACATGGTTCGGATATGTAGCGCTAAATGAATCAAATCCTGCATTTTGTTTATTAGCATTAGCAGCTACTGCGTCTCTACCCGCACCTCCATTTGCCATAGCAGAAAGAATTTTGTTTCCCTCAACCATACTACCAAATTTTCCGGAACTGGCTCCTTGCTGAGAATTTAATGTTTGTACTGTTGATTCTGCATCTTTCCATGAATATCCGTTTGAGAATTTTAGTATGTCTCCCATTACATTACCAGGTGCTTCTCCAAGCCAAGTTACGGCTCTAGCAATATCTGGTTGCTGAATTTTTTCCATGGTTTTTCCATCTGCAGAAAGTGCTTGTGGAGTTACAATATCATCAGCCGCTGGATATGAGAATCTACGAAGTGTAATAAGCATATTGTTAGGGATTTTACCATAATATTTTGCCAATGCAAAATCTGAATATTGATACCTATACGCATAATTATCGGTAAGTGCTTTAGTTCTTTCTATAATCTGGGTAACAGTTGGATTTTGAAGGTCCTTAACATTTATTTTTTGATAAACAGTATTTCCCTTTTCGTTTGATATAAATCCGTTTTTAGTAGAGTCTAGTGGATTTCCTCTATAATTTATAAGTGAGTATTTATTAAAAGCAGAGTATGGCCTTGCTCCAATCGTTATTTTTTTACCTTCATTTCCTGGCTGAGTCGATTTATAAATTTCAGAATCAACAATATCGCTATAATATTTTGAACCTTTTTTTGAATTAAGTACACCGAAAGGAGCATCTTGCGAAGCTGCTCTTAATTGAGTTAAATTTGTACTTTTTTTATTTGTTGCAACGGGTTTTCCTTTTCCTTTTGAACCAGAATGCACACCATCAGGATTTGACCCATCTAAATTCTCAAGGTCTAATCCGGATACATTTTTAACGGCGCTAATAAAACCTTTTCCTATAGCGGAATCTTTAGTAGTTTTAAACGCCGATCCAGCTTTCTCTTTTACTTTATCAAAAAAGCCCTTTGCTTCAGCCATTCCTATTAAATATATTTGTTTAAGTATATATCACAGAAACAGGCTATTCTAAATTATCATAGTCAATAGATAGAGGTCTATATAATAATTTATCAAAGTAATCCTTTTGTGTTCCTGCTCGTTTGTCCAAGAATTTTTTAATATGTGCTTCAAATACTCCTCGACTTTCGTAGTAATATTTACCCTTTGAATACGCTGATCTAGTTGTAAGTTCATAAAGGTCTCTAATAGACTTTTCAACTAAGAAGTCTTGGATATTGTTCTGTAGCTCATTAAGTTCATCGTAAGTTCTAACACACATTACGGAGTCGACAACTATCAAGAAAGTTTCCCACTTTGAATCAATATAATTCTGGAGTTCTTTTATATTGGGTATGTTTGTTCTAGAAATTCTAAAGATTGTATTTCCACCCTCAAATGAACGGTCAAATTTCATATCAAACATATATCTTTTAAGAAAGTCTATGTCGTCGTAAAACTTAACGATTCGGATTTGATATCTGGGCATTTTATCATTGAACTCAATATCGTGGATTATTGCCTTAACGGGGAAAACAATATTGCTATATCTATTATTTGTTATTAGAACATTAATATATTCACCCTTTGAAAAAAGTTTATGTCTAATCATTTAGAATTAATTTAACACTGTCAAATTGAGATATTATTTTATCATCAATTTTTTTATTTTTATCGATGACGATTAAAGAGATTTGAAGTTCTCTTTCGGTATTTGTTTGAATTAATGTTTTGAAGTTACTTACAATATCATAATCAAGGTTTCTAAAAACATAAATTACGCGATCTACGTCCTTTGTGTCGGAACGCAAGCATCGCGTAATTTCATTTATTATAGTTAAACCAATTATTGAGTCATTCGGGTCCCCGCAGTACGGGTCAGCTTTAATAAGTTTATTTTTAATACTAAAAAAGTCGATTATTTTAGTCGACTCTTTTATTGTACCTTTAATAAACCTGTTAAAATCTCTTCGAGACGGACACCAAATGCAATCAATTTGTAAGTTGTTCATTAACTGTTAGCTTTCCACCCGATAATTTTTTAAGATCGGATTTAATAGCTTCTATTTTTTCATTTTTATCTTTATCATTTGGAATATAATCAACTCCCCATGATTCGATAATTTTGATTTGGTTTTTACTTTTGGAATTACCAAAAGAAAGACCTATGTCAATGCATAAATCTTCAATGAATTTAATTTTGGAAATTTGGTCAGAGAAATCATATACTATGGTTGATTCATAACTTTCGCCTCCAGCATTTATATTATCATCTACTACCGTTTTAATAACGCCGTTGTCTGCTAGTGTTATCTTAACTGTTTGCATTTAATCTCCCTATTAGTAGCTCTTTAGCGTCCTTCATTAATTTTCTAGCAGCTTTTTTATCTTCTCTAATAGTTTGTTTATTTTTAACAGCCATTATAAAAAATGCCTCGCTTAGCATTTCAATTTCTGCATCATTATAACCGATTTGCTTCCAGGTCTCTTTTAAACTTTCAGCTTTTTGGGCTAATTGTTCTTCTAATTGCTCCATGATTTTTTTTTCATGGGCCTCTTTTGCTGCTTTAGAACTTGCACGTAAACTTTCTCTTAATTGAATTCCTTCAGAGGAAAGAGGACTTAACATGTTCTTGATTTTTAAATAACCCATCGCGCTCAGTTGAGCTCTTCTTTGTCTTCTAGAGACTGTTGCTGTTTTAGCCATTATAGTAATTGTTTATAAAAGTTGATACTTCTTCAGTTAAATATTCTTGTAGTTTATGTATCTCAATTTGAGACACTGCCACTTTTGCAATGGTCTTAATTAATTCTTCTCTGTCCTCGTCTGCATTATCTATTAACATCTCAAATACTTTTTTATTTGGTATGTTTAAGTTAATTTTAGCTTCGAAAGGTTCAACATTCTTTTTCGACAATTTGTTAATTAATTGTTCTAATGGAGATTCTTTAGGTTTAGTAGGAGTTACATCCTGCGTATTTACTTGAGTAACATTAGGAGTTATATTAATTCCTTGTGCTATTGAAGACATTTGATCTGCTCCTGGAAATGGTATAACTCCATCTATAATTTCTTCTAGAAATTCAGGTAAAACTTCATTGTATATCTGAGATCCATCTGTAAAATATGTAAATTCTCCATCAATTGAATTAACTTCAACTATCTTACCAAAATTATCTCCAGTTTTCCACTGGTATTTTCTTACATCTTCTTTCACTAGTTCCATTTTTAGTGTATTTTTATAATTATATTGCTTTTTGAAAAAATGTTTCTTAGTCCAATTCAAAAAAGACTGAATCACTTTCATTTCGATATTTATTTTTAAATTTATCTATGTAATCTACAGACTTTGAACTACCTATTAATGCATCTACATTTTTAACATATCTTCTAAAAAAAGAAATACTTCCCTTACATTTAAGAAATTCTTTTAGAGCCTTTTTTTCAGGCACAAATATTTTATTAATACTCATTCCACGCAATTACTTGTTCAACTTCAATTTCTGCCTTTTTAAGTAGTTCGACGCCACTCATATCTCTATAATCTTCTGTGTAGTATACCTTTTTTATTCCAGCTTGTATTATTAATTTTGCACAATCAAAACAAGGGCATGTTGTAGTGTATAAATCAGCTCCATCGCAACTCATTGTAGATTTTGCAACTTTCATAATTGCGTTAGATTCTGCATGTAGGACTTCTCTTTTAGTTACATTTCGACATGCGCATCCTGATTCCGGTAATATTGTCCAACCGTTATCTTCTAAACGTTCAGCTTGTTCTGGAAAATCCCATCCTGTTGTTTCTAACATCTCGCATTCATTTTCGAATCCATGGGGAGTGCCATTATATCCAAACGAAATTACTTGTTTGTCTTTTACAATAACACACCCTACCTTTCGGCGTTCAGCATAGCTAAGTTTTGCGAACTGATATGCAACTTGCATATAAATTATTTCGGTCGGAATTTTTGGCATAAAAAAAGTCTATATATGTTATATTATATATAGACTTTTTATTTAGTTTACCGGTTGGACCGGAATTATTTATTTTATATCTTCAGCGTCGGTAGCAGCAGTAGCTTCTTTACTTTCATTAATTTTCTTACTGAAAGCCTCGCTCATTTTGTTTAAGCATGCTTCATATGCTTCAGACTCCATGTTTTCTTTCATTTCTTTCACACAATTAGCCGCCATACCTGCAACGAGTGATGCATTTTCAGCCATATATGTTTCTATAGTATGCTCATCATGCGCATCTTCTTCCCATGTTTTAGCCTCCGCAATAACTGCTTCATAACATTCTTTTAATAAGTCCGCAACTGGTTTGGTCTCTTCTTTGATTTTTTCAGCATCATCTCCGATAACTGCCTCTCCAGCCTCGTCTACTCCTTGAACCTCTTCTGCTTCCTCTTCTGCTTCCTCTTCAGATTTAACTTCAGGTGTTCCTTTAGCAACAATGTCTGCTTCTATTTCCTCGGCTCTGTCCATTTCTGAAACAAATTCCTCGAATTTTTTAATACTTGCCATAATTTATTTGTATTTTTGTTTAGATTTTATATATCTTTATTTTTTAAATAACTGAAACTGTCTGAAAGAAAGTAGTCCCGCAGTTTTAAATAGTGTATTAATATAAAGAATATTGAACCTCCTGGCA